ATGAGCCTGACAGACCGACAACTTAATCTTATATCAAAGCAAGACACTTATGACGGTAAAGCTGAAATTAGTGATGGTGAAGGGCTCGTTGTCCGCATAACACCTCAAGCTAAAATCTATTTTCATTACCGTTGCCGCTTTAATAAAAAAAGCCTAAGAATTCGTATAGGTAAGTATCCCGTAACTAGCCTTAAAGAGGCAAGGCGAAAGCATAAATTAATGATGGAATTGAGAGAATCTGGTCGAAATCCCAACATTGCTATAACGGGTGAGCTTGAATTTATCACATTAGATGATTGTGTCGGGTACTGGCTTAAACATTATGTCCCTCAATTAAAAGTGGGTACTCAGGCGCTTTATCGCTCGTTTGCCAAAAATTACTTTATTGGTGCGTTCCCTGAACGTAATGTCGAAACGATACCAGCTAGAGAGTGGATGCAGTGGTTAGATACTATTAGCCTTGATAAACCCAAAACCGCTAATTCACTCTTCACCAAGCTAAGAGCCTGTTTAAACTTCTGTAAGAGCAAGTTCATTATTGAAAAAACCGACTTAGACCGCATTAAAAGACAGCACGTAGGTAAAGCACCAGAGGTAGGAACCCGAGTGCCAACATTTTCAGAACTAAGCATGATTTGGTTGGCCATCGAACGCAGCCGCGCCAGCTCATCCAATAAAGCGTTGCATCAGTTAACTATGTTGTGGGGCAGTCGTCTTTCAGAATTGCGCCTAGCTCGTCGTAGTCACTTTGATATGGAAGCGGGTATATGGACAGTACCGAAAGAGCTAAGTAAAACCAATACGCCAATAAGACGCCCAATTCCAACCAAAGCAAGGGCGATATTAGAACGAGTGATGGCTACTTATGATGATGTGCTTTTCCCAGGTGGTGATCTTGATAAGCCCATTACTATTTCAGCTGCTAATCGTTATATCCGCCGCATTCGAGATGGTTTACCCATTGAAGATTGGCGAACTCATGATTTTAGACGTTCGCTATCCACTGGCGCATCAGAATTGGGTGTAATGCCACATGTAGTAGAGAAGATGCTTGGCCATGAGCTAGGTGGGGTATTAGCGGTTTATAACAAACATGATTGGTTGAAAGATCAGTTAGAAGGGTATGAGCTGTATGCTGAGAAGCTAGATAGTTATTTGAAGTAAGTATATTGATTTTCTGTTCTAATATGTTGGTTATAATCATTAACACAAAAAAGGATATTTCTGAGTTATAACGTGATTGAATAAGTAATCTATCGATTAATATTTGTCTTAATTTAGCTATTAAGTTAATAAAAACTACGTATAAATATGGATGGTAGTACATGATGAGTCATTAAGTTATTAAAAATCTTGTAAAATTACCTTAAGAACTTAAAATGAAGGGGGGTTTATTATGGTAGAATGAATGTGGAAATTAAAATTCTAGATCAAAAAAGTGAAGACAATGCTAAATGTTATTTAGTTAAAGTTAGGTTAAAGGACTACTTAGAAAGCCTTCCTGAGAACTATCGAGATTGGGATATTCAACGTGGTATTGTAACAAATAAGTATTTAGATAATATCTTAGATACTGTTGTCAAAAAGAAACACATTCCGCCAATGGTTTTAGTTGCTGATAAAATTTTAAACATTAACTCTGAAGTATCGGAGATCGGTGATTTTAAGATTCTAGATGGACTGCAAAGGACATATCGTTTAAAAACCATTTATAATAGTAATAACCTAATTAATGATCTTTCAAATGAAGGTGCATTATTAGGGTTATCTGCTATATCTGTTACTAGAAAGTTTAAGCATAGAATAATAGATACAAATTCTTCAGCTACAATCGTTAGAAAACTTATTAATATATATAATGGAGAAGTTATATCGAATGATGAACTTTTTTCATCAGAGCAATGGTTTGAGGTTTGGTTAAATTTAGATATAAACGAACAAATACGTAAAATGCTATTACTTAATGCTGGTCATAAAAGTGTAAGTAATAAACATCAGATAGAAATAATTTTCCATAATTACTTATATGAAGTAGGAAAAGGTATAGGTGATGAATTTGAAGTTTTAAAAGAAAAAGATAATAGTTCGATTACTTTGAGTAAAAGTAGAGTAGTAGGACAATTCCATTTTTCTAATATTATAACAACAATGTTATCTTTAATATCTAGAAAACCAATAACTGTTAATGCCTCGTTCTTAAGTGAAATACAGGAGTATAATGAATATCATAGTTATTATTCTTTAGAATTTAATGATATTCAAGATTTATGTAAATTACTATTAGATACTGATATTTCATTGAATAAGTTTTATGGGAATATTTCGATACAATGGTTTGGAAGAGAAGTTGTTCTGAATGGAATATTAGGCGCTATTGGTAAATATGCTGAGGATAATGGTTTAAGTCAGCATGAAGCTCTCGAATACTCAAGAAAATACCTTATAGATAAACCATGCTCTTTAAATCTAAGTGAATTTGATACAGCACGAAAATCTCTATCTTTATCTAAAGTAAATATAGGGCAGGTTACTAAAAAAGCTATCTTTAATGGAGTTCTTTCTTTACTTGAAAATCGGAATCATTCTATAAATTGGTCTGTTCTATTTGGAGATGGGCATAATGAGTAATTCCAAAGCAATATATGAAAGAATATCATTAATTTTGCTCCAGCTACTTGAGGAAAATTTCATCACTCAAACTTTAGAAAGTTTAGAAGAAAATAGTAGTGATGATAAATTGACTGAGTTTGAAACTATAATCCAGTCAATTGAAGACTTATGTAATGAAATGATGAGCCATCAAGTGGAAGTAACTATTTTTTCAAAGATGAATGAATTGAAAAACAATATTATTTCAATTAAAGAAATCAGTGAAGAAATAGAATTTCCTGTAGATATAAGTAATCTGATTATATTGATTGGGTTTGCTGAGTATATACTACGAATAATTGAAGATATTAACTTGGATCTAGTTGAAGTTAATTTTGATGATTTCGGTGTAATTGAAAATATATCTGAAGATTTAAATGTTGACAGTTTCTTTTATCATGATCTAACTAATTTACATAAATCCATCTTATTTTTCCGTGGTAGTTCGTCATTAGATTCGCTTATAGATAGTGGACTTACTCCAACTTTAGCTATGATTATTATTTCATTACTGCCTGAAAAAGAGGATTTAGCATCAAAAAGCTTTTTGATAATTAATAATGCACTTGATGTAAACTCAAGAATACAAGCATTATCTTTATTAAAATTATTTATTGTTTGTTCTGGTAAAAAATTTCATACTGTTAGAGAATTACCGCATAGAAATCTACAGCACTATATAGACAGAATCGATCATCAATTGAATTATCAACAATTCAATGAGTCTCTTATTATTTTAAGTGAGTACAACAGTAGAAAAGAACTTCTTAACAAGTATATTAGTCTTTATCATATAGTTGAGAACTTTATGTTTAAATATCCTCTCGTTAAATTAAATAGAGAAAAAGGTGGGGATATGTTTTCTATTCGTGATTTTAAAGATATGTATAAAAAGGTTGACTCATCAGAGCCTATATCACTTGAAACCTTCTTAGATGTTGCACTTAAGCAAGAAATTAATGGACAAAGTCTTCTAGATATAACTCACTCTGCTTTTTTAGGTCTTACTACAACAACTACAATGACAGAAACTAATATTAATGATGTGTTTGCGACTCTTAATATTGGAACCAAAACAGGTTGTTATAAATACACTAATCTAATAAAACCTCAATCTAAGCAAAATTTCCACCAAGTTATTGCTAAGTTAGTTTATGTTATTAGAAATTCAATTGTACATAATAAGGAAACTGAGTTTCATTTATCTCATGAAACACTTAATGATAATATATGTACTTTTATAGAAAAATTCTTAGTTCCTCAAATGGAAGATATTTTATTTTCATTACTCATTGTGCGTAATGATGTTGTTTGGTATGAGCATCAAAATATAAAACTGTTTGCATAATTGTAAAATTTAATCCTTTTATTTTAAATTATCTTAGGGTGTAAGTGGATTGTTGTTAAAAATTTATTAGATCTAGATATGGAATAATAAGGAAGCCTAAATTTCCTATCAAAATTCTTATCGGAAAATGAGAATTAGAGAGACTAACTTATTTGTGTCCAATTCTCGTTAATCGAAAACAAAGCGATTTCTCGCCAAGATCGCTTTGTTTCTAAAACCACCTTCTAAATCGACTTGTATTATCTTTCCACTCTTTAACTGCAGAGTGAACCAACGTTAAGAGCATCAGTGTAATTGGTTCATGGAAGTCACGTGTTCGCGTCCCATTCAGATAGTACTTCATGATCAACAGTGAAGTGCTGAATGACATATTTAGCATTAGTGTCGTTATAAGTGAGTTTCACAAATCCAACATGGGTTAGCTCATGATTGTAGTTATTAAAATAAACTTTGAATGTGCAATTTAGATAATGACGGCAACACCACGTTAATAATGCATCTTGAATATCATTGAAAGAATCGTGTTCGTAAACAACTAAGATTTTTTCATCGAGTGAATGTTCATAGTTAATACTTGCCATAATTTATCCCTGACTGTTATTACCAAAACAAACAAAGCGATCTCTCACCAAGATCGCTCTGCTTCTAAAATCGCTTTCCAAACCTGCTAGTATTATCTTTCCATTCTTCAACGGCTGAACGTAACCAACGTAAGGGCATTAATGTAATTGGCTCAGGGAAGCCGCGTGTTTGTCGCCACTTATAAATAGTTGCTCGGCTTGTGATTTGAAACATCTCTAACACTTCAACGTGACTAATTAAAAGATGCGTTGATTGCTCATTGAGTTCAGCATAAGTTTTTGCTGGTGGCGGTGAATCAGGTAGTTGGTTTTCTTGCTTACTTTTATAGTGTGACGGCGTCACGTTTAAGCTGTTTTCTGTGGTATATGAGATGTTTACAGTAGGGTAGCTGTTGTAATCGAACATGTTTGATTCCTTATTGGCATGTTTAACTAACAAAATTAGCAAGACGAGCCCGATTAATGGTGTGCATTAATGGGATATAGATAAAACTACCCCAATAGAGGCTTGGCGATTGTGTGTGTTACGGGGGGAGAAGGGAAAAGCTCTTTAGTGAAGGATTTATAGTTGGGGGTTGGTGCTAGTGATATTGCTGATGGCATTTTCATAACCAGACCAATTATCAACACCTGCATTTTCTAGTGCTGTCAAAATAGCATCACGTTTACGAAGATAATTCGCTTCTTTAGCTGTCATTTGAACCATAGGTACTGCTTTGATTTCTGATGTTTCTATTTGATGGGCTAATGTTGTTGGTGACAGTACAGCTTTTCCTTTTTCAAGTGCATGGGCAATCACATCGCTTTGCTTACTTTCTTCGCTAGCGGGTAGTATTTCCTGTTGAGCCTCAACCTTTGCTTGTGCTTTAGCATCTGCTTCTATCTGCATTTGTTGGCGTTCTTGTTCTAATCGAATATCTTCTGCAGCTTTGTGGTCAGTAATTCGAGTTTTAACCAGTACATTAAAATCGTCGGTATCTTTGAAGCAAATTGCCGCCCAGTCATTAAATAAGAATTGGTACTCAGCATGTGTCGAGAGGGTGGCGTAGTTTTCCTTTGCTTTGTTAGCTAAAAGGTCTGCTTCTACAATAGCTTGTGCTGCAGCAGTATCTGCAGCTTCTTCCAGTGATTGAACAGTCTTTTTACCTTTGATTGCATTAAGTACTGATACTGTAGGTATTGGCATTGGGGCTTTGATTTCTAATGATAATGCATTGAGGTGTTGTTGAATTTTAGCGTTGGCATTGTTAAGAATACCTTTGCGAATTTCATCCTTGCGACTCTTCACTTGTTTATCTGCAGCTAATCGCGCTTGGCGAATTTGTTCACTGATAAACTTCAATTCCTTAATGAACGCATCAATGCTTTGAACTTCACCAAGCACTTGTTCTGATAGTGCTTTTAGTTTGTCCTCTGCACCTTTGAATACTTTGACAAGCTGCTCTGCATCAGCAAACTCTTGGTCAGTTTCAATGGGGAGTTTTGATTTTTCAATCAGTGCCATGGTAGCTTGTTTGAAAATATCAAAGTTGCTGTTAAGCGTTAAACCATCCATTTTGTAAGTTAAAGCCGGTAGGTCACGGATAGGCTCTGCTTCAAGAATAATGACTTCTTCTTTTTGCTCATAATTGGCTAAGTCCTTTTGGAATTGCAGCCAACCGGCAATAAGCTGTTCGCGGCGCTCTGGCACAGAAACATACTCGCAAGATGCAAAGTTTTCACTTGTACCATCTGAACAAACAAAGATGGTTTTCTCGGCACCTGAAACTAAAAGTTGCTGTTCTAACTGCCAGTAGTAGTGCGGTGCTAAGTCATTAGCCAGCACTCGCTCATACAAACCTTGATTAAACAACTTATGTTCAAACATCACATCTTCCATCATGGTGATGCCGTCGAATGAAGCTAGCATCCAGTCGTATTCATCGCTGATTGCTGTTGCTGGGAATAACTCTTCATCAATAATTTTTTCTACGAGTGGACGAGCACTATCTTCTGCAGCGTGGCCACGGGCAAAGATCTTCTCTTGAAAGCTATTCACTTCAGGTTGTTCACCTGTTGCTTTTTGTTTAAGTAGGGCATCACGACTTTGATATTTTGATGCACCCATCATGGCGCTAGATTCTGAAGCTGTAAATTTAGTGGCTCGTAGCGCGTGCCATTGCTGAGTTCCTTGGGTGACATTGATAATTTTCATTAGATTTCCTCCGCTTCACAATTGATGAGTGCTTGTTTTTGAGGTTCAGTTAATTGGCCTTTACTTTCAATCATGGCGATCAACTGTTCAGCTGTTTTCTTACCGGACTGAATGACGGATGACCACTTGGTGTAATTGAGTTCAAACTGATCGACAGGATAGTGTTTTATGGCTGGTCGTTGTGGGGTGATATCTTTTTCTGATGGTACAAATTCTTTGCCTTCCATTTCTTCTGCGGTAGGAGCTTGCCCTATATCAGGCCATGCTTTACGTAGTGCTTGCGCCTCTGCACATTTGGCTAACTGAGCATAAGGGCGTTTTTTCCACATTGCATTAGGTGTTGTTGTATAACGACTTGCAGATGCGTAGTTTTCTAGCCAATATTCTTTGGCACTGAATGTCACTAAGCGATCGCCAACGAGTTTATAAACGGTATATTTACACCATTCTGGGAATTGGTATTCACTTGTGCTTTTATCATCACCGAGTGTCGTTGTTATTAGTGGTCCAAACTCAGGTTCATCAGCACCAGCATAGGTTCCACTGCGGTCTGCTTGAATACGGTAAAGACCAATTCCAGGCATGACAACATCTCTAAATTCGTAGATATCTTTGCCATTATGGTCTTTTTGGCTAGTTTTAACGCTCATTGGAACAAGATGGACGGGTTTCAGTAAAATATCTAAATGACGTGATAAGCAGTAATCCACTGCCATTAATATGGATTCATCACGTGCGCCCGGGAATACGCTATTTTGTAAGGCTCCCCATGTTGATTGATCAATGCCGCGTTGTGCGACTGCGGGATATTGCTGCTCGAAAGGAACAGTCGATTGAGTGCTCATTGTTATTACCTTTAGGTTATACATTTTCAAAGTGCTCTCGAGTAAGTAAGGGCACTTTATGAATGGGTTATAAACCTGCGAGTACAAGTTGAAGTTCTTTTCTATGCTCCTTATATTCAGCGTGAAAGATTTTTAAAATAGTGACTTCATGTTCATTAAAGAACTCTTCAAAGATATCTTTAGCAAACTCTTGAAACCCCATTAAGGTAAGTAGGGTATTGCTTGAACTACAGTCTGCTGTGATAAGAAATTTAACCATCGCATTGGCTAATTTCCCATCGTGAACTTCAAAGTAAAAGGTGGTGAAATCATCGACAGATAGGCCGCAAAACTCGTGGTTATTGAGGATTAGATGTTTACCCGTGGCTAGAAATTTCTCTAGTGCATCAGCTTCTTGGGGGGGAACTTGATTAAAAATGTTTTTCATAAGATACTCTCCTTAGGTGATGGGTTTTCATTAGATGCTCTCATCTGTGAGTGGGTTTTCATTTGATGCTATTGATTGGTTTTCTTATGTTCTTGCTCTGACTGCGATGTTGTAAGACATTCGGTCGTTACCTTTAGGCGGCATTCTTGGTCGTTTGCCGCCACGGCGCTAATTTTCTTGGTCGTAATTAGTGCCCAAATCAACCCTGTCAGGAATGGCAGGGTTTTTTTGTATCCATAGAAGTATTGATTAGGTTGTTTTTTATTCTTTATTGGTATGTTATGCTTAAAATTTACCCATATGAAGAGTGGTGAGTATATTCATAATATTAAAGAGCAAGAGGCAGTAGTTGTGTAAGGATTTCGTCTACCTAATGCACTTAATGTATGTTTTTCTACATATGAGTGTCAATGCTTTTATGTATGTTTTTCTACTTAAGTTAGTTTTATTACATAGAAGGATATAAAAAAGTCAGTATTTCTACTGACTTATGAATTTTATACGAGTGCTGATTTTTATAGAGGTTTTACGTGGGCAACAACAGTACCAATAATCTGACAATTATTATTAATTTTTAAATACTTTAGTTCTGGTGGATAGTCTGGATTGATTGCTTTTAATAACTTTTGATTATCAAGAATCTGAAGTTGTTTAAAAGTAACTTCTTGATATTCTGAGATCGCTGCAATTATATACTTTCCGCTGATAGCTTCAATTTGGTTAGGATCAACGTAGATTAAATCTCCTTCTTCAAATTTTGGTGACATTGAATCACCGCGTACAGTCAGTATGTATGTATTAGGACCACTTTTAACTGGTGATGGGTAGAACGAATATTCGTCAGGCTCTGATAGGTGTTCTATTGATGTAAAGTTACCAGCTTGCTCCCATGAGATTACAGGGCACATGAGTCCTTGTATCGGAACTAATTCAACATTGCTATCGGCGATTTTTTCAACACTTCCTTTGCCGTTTACTAGCCATTCCGCGTTACATTTAAGAATTTGTATAACAGCGAGTAATACTCGATCTTTCATGCTTTGTTGATTTCCAAGTTCTATGTTGCTAACCGTTACTCGATTAAATTTATCACTCGTTAATAATCGTGATACTTCTTTAGCAACTTCTTCTTGGGTTAGACCTAATACTTCTCGTCGATATTTAAAACGATCGCCTAACTCCATTGATTAACACTCGTTTGTGATTTCATATTCTTAAACAATAGCATATCTCTACGTAGGTTTATTTACGTTAAATATCTTGCTAGCGGGTGTAGAAAAGATTACATTCCTAATTGGAGGTAAGTAATGGACCCTTTATTTTTAATACTTTTAGACGTTTTTAAAACTGAAAAAGTCATCGCAAGTACTTTTGGTTTAGAGCGTGCTAGTCATTTCAAAAAGAAAGTCCCTGAGAAAATAGCTTTGTTATGCCATTTAAGCGAGGACATTCCGTATATCTATAATCCCAGCAACTATGGACGGCATCGAAAGGGCCTGAAATTAAATTTAGAAACGACCAAAAAGGTAATGACCAACGACTCAATTAAATGAGTTTGAAACACAAATATTAACCACGATAGCTGAGCGTCGTAGGATCGGCAAAGTAACTAAGAATTTATTGCAGCTAGGAACCGATCCAACACGAGTTAACGCCACTTTATTTCATCGTCAGTAGTTACCGCAAAATTGGAGAATATGTATGACTATCATCCGTTCAGAGCGCCGTAATCGATTCACGACAATTAGCAATTCGGTGTTTGCTAATAATCAATTGTCATTTCAAGCCATGGGTATGTTGTCTTACATATTATCTAAACCTGATAACTGGAGAGTGTCGCCAGCACAGTTAATTACTGTTACTAAAAATACCGCTAAAAAGACGGCTAGAGATGGTGTTTATGCCATTTTAAAAGAGCTTCGCGAAGTCGGTTTTATTGTCCGTAAAAAGCTATCTACAGGTGAAACAAATTATATTGTTTATGATGTGCCAGTAGGGAGTAAGTCATTTAAAAATAAAGAGAATAATAAATATAAGTCCAATGATTTTGAATCCGATATACCAAAGAAAGAACAGTATGAACCTGATACGGTCAGACCTGATGCGGATGAACCTAATCTTTCTAAACCGACACTAATAAAGACTGATATTAAACAAGAACTGAATAATAACAAAGTAGATCTATTGTCGAGCAAGCACGACGGTACCAAACCCATCGATAAATATTCTGATTCTGCAAAGCAAGTCATCCAACATTTGAATGCAGTCACAGGAAGCAAGTTCCAATGCTGTAAATCCAATATCACTCATATCAACGGTCGCTTAAACGACGGATATACCATTGGAGAGCTGTGCTTAGTCATTTCCCAAAAGCAAATCGAATGGGGCAGTGATGGAAAAATGGCTCAGTACATACGACCAAGCACGCTGTTCAAGCCAAGTAAGTTTTCGGGGTACTTGCAAGTAGCCAAGCTCTTAGAACGGAATCCTGGTAGCAGACCTGTCATGCCAGCTGATTTTGATGATATCTCTTGGGCTAAAAACCTCGGAATATAACGACTTAGGTATCGACTAATGAATACAATCACAGAAGTAATTTCGCATGCGCAAGGACCAAGACAACCGGAGGAAGAAACAGACTTAAATGATTTTGCAGCGCGAAGCATTAATCGAATATTCAGAGAGTTATGCAATGTTTATCCTAATTGGAGGCTCTGTTTTCGTGATAATGACCAGCTCAATTTAGCCAAGGCGAGTTTTGCTAAGGGCATGATGGAAAATGGTGTTGTTAACATCGCGCAAGTACAACGCGGCCTGTCACAAGCTCGTAGACAAGAATCTGATTTCTTTCCAAGCGTGGGTAAATTTTGTAGTTGGTGCAAAGGGGAGCTTGAGTGGCAGAGTGCCTTTCGTCGCATGTTAAATCGTATGCCTGTGCAAAGTTTAGCTGAGAAAAGGGCACGTCAGGCAACGTCGTGGGCCATTCGCAACAGGCTATCAGCATCTGAGGCTGAGAATAAATTCAAGCGGGCTTTTGAGAAATATCAAGGTCTCGAAGAGCAAGGTTTATTAACTGAACTCGTGCAGCTGCCATCACGTAGTTGTGTGACTGAATTTGATAAACAACGTAACTCGACAACAGTGCGACCAGAGCAGTTTAAAGCTAATTCAGTATTTGCTCGTATTGCACGAAAAGGAGCAAATTATGAGTAAATTTACTGAGTCAGAGCGTGCAGCAATGGCAGAAGAACTGGCGATTAATGGTTTTAATTCATTGCTACGTTTGATTGTTCTTCACGATAAAAATATCCCTGATGTGACGAGAGCAAAATACAAAGTAGGAACCTATTGTTGTGCCAGTGGTAGCGCCATTAAATCGTGGTCGAAACATGGTTTACGTGGAGTGTATGTCGAGCGGGCATTAGAGTTTGCAGCGTGTTATCGACTCTCAATCAAAGCCCATCAGCTACAGCCAACGAAGGCAATTGTCGAGCAGTGGCTTGAGTACGATTACAACCTAGTTAAATCAGGTCGAGCGAAGGCCAGCACGTTTAATGGTTGGGATATTGCGGCTCGAGGGGTGATAGGTAAACCGTCAATCAAAATAGCAAATTTTGAGTGCTCAATGAGTGTAGGGGAGATGTAGTGATGAATATTTCAGTAATGCAAAACCATGAGCTAAATATGAGCTCGCTAGATTTTTTGAATGATTATATTAATCCTGCACGACAAGAAGCCAATGAGCCATCGGTTCAATACAAAGACTTCATTGTTCGAGTCATTGATGAGACAGATAAAAGTCATGAGGAAATTTTCCTTATGGATTCTACTGGTGGGCGTAAACGTCAAATGGTCAATCTTTCTTATGATGACATGATGCTTGTTGGTATGCGTGAATCAAAAGCTGTTCGGAAAAACGTATTAGTTAAACTAAGAGAACTATCACAGCCAAGTTCTACGTTACCAGCGTCATTTGCTGATGCATTACAATTGGCCGCAGACCAAGCTAGACAAATTGAAACCCAAAACAAGCAGCTCATGATTGATACCCCAAAGGTAGACTTTGCCGAGCGTATCGCCAAAGTAGATTGCGGTATGACATTGGGTAAGTTTGCTAAAGCCGTGAACTTAGGTCCCCGTAAAATCTTCGCTGTTCTGCGTGATATGAAAATATTAATCAGTGGCTGCCAAGGTTATAACTTGCCGATGCAGCAATACATTGATAATGGTTGCTTTGTCGTGCGCCAAAGTACCTATGGGCCTGAAAATGACCGTATTGCTAATACCACATTGATTACGGGCAAAGGTGAACTGTGGCTCACTAAGAAGCTCATTAAAGCCGGTGTACTTAAGGCGGTAGCCGTATGACCAGTCGAGAGATTCGTATTATTGGCGCTGATACGTTCGATAAGCGTGTCGCTGCAATTGCTGCTATTGAGAAACATGGTGAACGTTCTGGTCATGTTGTCCATAAAGTGAAATCTGGCGGTATATGGCACTCAATAGAAGTGCATGTATTTAAGTGTGTTATCGCCGAAGTTGTCACTAAGCGTGTGTTTAAGCTGCAAGGTGCGCAAACGGGCAGTTTCATCAATGGCTAAGATAGCGCTAGTTAAAACGCAAGGCGGGGCATTAGTCCCGCTTACTGATGATGATAAGAACTTCATCGATAAAAAACGTGTAGGGACGGTGCTTGAGTGTGACTTTAAAACTGTCCGTAATCCAATGTTTCACCGCAAATACTTTGCGTTATTAAACTTAGGGTTCGATTACTGGAATCCAACAGGAGGAACCGTATCACCCGCAGAACGAGGGCTATTGATGCGCTTTGTTCGGATGTTGGCGCAATACGGTGGGGAACTGCAAACATTGCAGAATGTGGCTAGCGGGTATTTGGATAACTTGTCAGAACATAGGTCTCAATTAGAAACTGAAAAATCATTTGAAGCATATCGCAAATGGGTGATTGTTGAGGCTGGTTGGTATGACCAAGTTGTATTGCCGAATGGCTCTATTCGCAGAGAGGCTAAGAGTATTCGGTTTGCCAAAATGGATGATGTTGAGTTTAGTGAGTTGTACCAAGCATCGTTCGGGGTACTGTGGAATAGCATTTTGAATAGTTACTTTGGCGATGAGCAAGAAGTAGAGTTGGCTGTTAATAGGTTGTTGGGGTATTTGTGATCTTGTTATTTATTGTTGGTAGTGTCGTTTTTAAATGAATTGTTACATAATGCGTGCTTTTTACTGCTTTTTACTGCTTTTTACTGCTTTTTACTGCTTTTTACTGCTTTTTACTTTCTTTTGTTTTAATTTAACTATATACAACATATTGCATTTTTGTGTATTCATTAAATAAATATAAATAGAGGACATTAAATGATCGATAATTTACCAGCAATTTTGGGAGATCCTTCTAAGGATAACTTTCCTGCAACTGTAGATGCTGAAATTACGTATCTATCTCAAGCAAGAAAACTTTTAGATTTCGGTTTTCCTGACCATTCATTACTTGATATTTGGAATGCAGCGGTTCATAACCTTCGACGAAGAATGGAAGCTTACGGTATAGAATTATTCATATCAGCTATTAAGGACGAAGCTGGTAGAAAAAAGTATGATAAAGATGGTGAAACATTAGGTGAACGTTGGTCTGGTGTTGATGATTTAACTCTCATAAACGGAGCAATAAAACTAGGAGTATTAAATAGAAAGGCTGGTAAATCACTAGAAATGATTAATTGGATGCGAAATCACGCATCTCCAGCACATGGAAGCGATGATTCTGTCACAGCTGAAGAAGTGTTTGGTCTTGCTCTAATACTACAAAAAAACTTATTTGAAGCTGAAATGCCAGATCCTGGACATTCACCATCTGGTTTATTTGAGCCGATTAAAAATTCCGAAATTTCAGAGGATAATTTAGGTATTTTGAAGGATCAAATTAGAGCTTTTAAAGCTGGAGATATTAGACTTACTTTCGGGTTTTTGATGGATATGATTTGTAAAGGAGAAACACCATCTCTTGAAAATGCGAGCCAATTATTTCCAGAGGTTTGGGAAAAAGCTAACGAAGACCTCAGGAAATCAGCAGGACAAAGGTATCATTCTTATACTGTTGATCCTGATTCTGATACTAGTGACGATAAAGGAGCAAAAATCCGCGTATTAGAAACTTTAGTGAAGGTCCAAGGAGTTAAATTTATACCAGATGCTGCTAGAGCTAATCTTTATCGTCATGCTGTAAAGCAGTTGAGTAAGGCAAAGAATACATCATATGGCTGGCCAGATGAAGAAAAAGCAGCAAAAGCACTTGTCCAATTTGGACCATATGTACCTTCAATTGCATTTGAAGATGTTTACCAAGAGATTTTGGCTGTTTGGTGTGGTAATTACTGGGGGAGGTCGGATGCATTTCTAATATTAAACCCATTTATTGATTCATTAAATAGTATGCAACTTATGACATTAGCTAGAATGTTTAAAGAAAACGAACGAGCAAATGGTGAGTTATTTCAAAGTAAACCTCGAGGTAAAGCAAAAGATCTTTTAGACGATATTAAAAATAGATTAACGATTCAGACTAGCATTGGAGAAATTGATGAAATTAAAAATATAATTAACAATATGTAATAAGTTTAATACATAAAGATAGGTGTCGCAAAATCGAGACCTATTTAAAATATGGGGATAGTCTGAAATTTAACTAGTAAATATTTTGAATATGAAACAATTCATATGATGTCGTTATTTAGTAAACTTATAATGTAATAGGGAGGGGGGGTGAATCCACAAGAAGTCATTGATCTAAAGAAAAAGCATTTATTACGTTTCGCGAACGAAAATGGTGCAAAGGGTGAAATTGCATCAATTCAAGCTAATGATGACTGGATCCCAAGACCGAAAGGACAGCAGCTTAAAAACTTACTGGAGGCTCTTGAGCAGACAGGAATTGTAATTAAGCGTTCTAGTTTTGACGCGATTTCAATACCATCAAATACTCAAATTGATTTGAATGATATTGAGTCGATAGTAAAGTCCATATTAGATATTACATTTATAGAAATAAAAAGTGCCAACCAAGAACGTGTAAAAGAAGATTTTTCAGGATTTTTCTTTGCTTTAACTGAAAGTGAAATAAGTGCTGCAGAACAGCTTGGAGATAGGCATAGAGTAGCTTTGTTTAATAAGATAACTTCGCAAATGGTAATGACTTCTGTATCTGAAATAGTATCTCGTTCTAAGTCGATGACTTGGCAGGTTTCTGTGCAACTTTAGTAAGTAATATCTCAGTGATACTAGTGTTTTAAGTCTTTCCTATATTAAGAGTAGTTATGATAAACAGTATTAAAAATGGATTTAAAGATACATATTTACGTTATAGTAATATTCTAAATAAGTATTATCCATCCCATGGTTCAACAGGATTTACTGAACGAAACTTAACGAATAATTTTGTAGCTGCAATGGAAAAAGAAATTGGCGAAGATTGTATTTCTTGGTTTGAAGCGCCTATCAGCTTAGATAATAAAGCCCATATTGACGCTGTAATATTTACTGATGATTCAACTATTCTTATCGAAGCAAAGCGTTTCACTTCTCCTGAATCGAAAGTAAATAGTGTTAAATCAGATATGGTCAGAATGCACCTTAGTAGTTCGATTGAGTTATTAGAAGCAGGGTTAGCTGATAAGTCTCAGGGAAGAAAGCGCTATTCAATCGTATTAGCTGATGTCTGGACTGAAAATACAGCAAAGAGAGAACTTTTTGATAACTGGCCTAAATGTTTATCAAGTGATGAATTTGTTTATTCAGATAAAATAAGCTTTGGTGGTTTACATTCTCTAGGCTCTTGGGTCAATGACTACAAATTATTAATTGCAGTAAGCGAAATTAAAATATAACGAGTAGAGATATATCTTCTAAGTTGGTTTTTAAAACAGTTTAATGCAGGTAGGTAGGGAAGCATAAGATCGATTTTTATAAAGTATACTCAGATTACGTTAAAGATTATACTTGTACGTTTATGCTCTATTATTTGTTAGGGTATTCGTAAGGTTCAACTAACTAAGCTTTTGTATATGTAAGAATTTATTGAAAGAGTGGCTATTGAATAAAGATAATGAAAAAGCCACTCTATGAATTGAGTGGCTAATATTAATTAATGTTATTTAAGTGCCTGAATGCATTTAAATTTATTTTCTGGATCAATGTCAATTATATTGATATTTTCACAGTTATTATTTTCAGTTATTATTTCTATATTATTTACTTTATTTTTTTCTGATGAATCGCCTTTATTCTTTTTATCTAATGATTTAGATATAGTTAAGATTATCTGTTTTTTGCATACTTCAGATGCACTCACAAGTTTTTGCATTGAGCTGGTTTTCATTGCATGTTGGCCTGGCTCATCAAAAACTAAAAAACCTGGATGCTTATTAGATGATATTAACAATGCAAAATAATATGCCCACTCAGCTCTAATAAAATCACTTGCAGATGAATTTAATCGAATAGGTTGAACTTCATTAGGTTGATCAAATCTGAATATTTCAATAAATGGCATTAGTTTAGCAGGATAGTCATCTTTTATCACAACACTTGAAATTGCATTACTTGAATATTCAAACTGTTCTAGGTAACGTTTGAATATATTACTGAACCCCAAAATTTGTTGAGCATCTTCAAGTTTGTTTAATTTTAGGCTTTCTAGTTTATCGTTTATATCGTTGATCTCATCAAAGATATCTTTGAGCTTAGATTTTAATGTCACAAGTTCTCGATTAACAGCTTCGTAGTCTAGTATATCTTTATTTAGTTTAATTTCTTGATATATTTTCTCTCTAGACAGGTCATTGATATCAGATATATCCTTTTTGATTATATTTAATTGTAATTCCTTATCATTAAGTTCTTTTCTATAATATAATATAGCGCTATCTAATTTTTCAAATAGAGCCGCTGAACTTCTAATATAGGATTGATATAGATCTTGTTGAGATTTTAAAAAAGCAATTGATTTATCAAAGTCTATTTTATCTTCTTTTAGTTCCAAACGTGATTCATGAGTTAATTCGGAATTGCAAGTTGGACATTGATTTATTATTTTAAGATCATTGATTTTCTTTATTTTCTTTATTCCTGAAACCTGATCTATATTATATTTATTTTTTTCAACAAGCTTTTTATAATCTTCAACCTTATATTTCTCTGTTATCTTTTTGTTTTCAAGTTCACGTAATTGTTTATTTAAAACTCGAACGCTCTTGATAATATCACTTTGCTTATTAGTCTTGTCAAGACTATTATTTTCAGAATTAACATTTATAGATAAATCTAAAAGTTGTTTTTTTATATCTTTTATTAACTTATCTACCAATATGGCATTATCACTATCTATAAAATAAAGTTTGGCACGATTGATAGTATTCGCTGTAATCCTTGAATCATATTTTTCTGTTAGTCCATCAATTTGAATGGAGTACCTACTCATATATTGATTAAAATTTTCTAGATATGAAGCCCAATCTTTCTTTAGGTCTTTTTTTTCTTGCTCAAAAATATCTTTCTTTATATCATTTTCTAAACTCTTTAGACCTAATAAAAACTCTACAACTTTTGTCTTTGAATCTTTAATACCAAAGTATGGCATTTGGCTAAATAAATCTGACCAACCTTTTGTTTGCTCAATAAGTGCACAAGACATTATATTTTGTAAATATAGAGATTTAACCTTCGAACCATCATCCTGATATATTTGAGGTAATTCAATGCCTGAGAATTGTTTAAGCCAAGAATAAAAGCCACTTTCATTTTCATGATCGCCTACAGAGTGAATAAAGTAGGTTTTAGTAGATTTTTGGGAGTCATATGTTTCTTTAACTAATAATGAATTTGAGTTCTCTGTTGATCTACCTTTTATTACTCGTTTGATAGTAGCTTTTTTCCCATCATCATTTTCTATCTCTAATATTGCCTCAGAGTAGACTACAGTGTAGTTTATTGAATTAATAGAAAAAGAAGTTCTCAAGCTCTTATCTAAAATTTTATCCTTGTTACCACCTAGTAATTGCTCCATTCCTAAACAGTAATATATACAAGATAAAATGGTAGTTTTTCCGCTAGAGTTGTCTCCACAAATGATGTTTAAACCATCAGATAACACATAATCAAATCCGTATCGATTGATTTGGCCTTTAACATCAATATTTGATTTAATTCTTCTAATCTTTATCATTACCAAACCAACTTATATCTATTTAATTTAGCATTAGAGATTGAACTAAGTTTTTCAATTTTTTCTCTAGTAATTGAAAATGTTCCATCTTCAATAATATTATTATATATTTTACTTGTAATATCGTTTTTGCAGAATGATATTCTGCTATCCTTGACGTTCATGTCCCATAGCCCGTTATTACTTCCATATATTAATGTTAATTTAATATCTTCAGCATCCCAAGTCGGAATAAAATCTTTTAAACAGATATTTGTGATATTATCTTTATTTAAATTTGAAAATATGTAACAGACCTTTAAATAAGAAATGTTTTTATGTTTTTTAGTACATATATAAATTATAAGCAAAATTAATATAAGTCTAATTTCTGTTGAGTTATCACTGGAACTGATAATACTGGGAGAAGAAAAATTTATTTGATACATAGTTATTCAATCTCAAAATCTAGGTCACAAATTGCCAGCCACTGTGACAGATCACGGTTAGCTACTATTATTGATTCTCTAAGTGAGACTCTGTGTCCATCTAGTTCGTTAAAAGACTCATTTAATGTCTCTCTATGTTGTTTTAATAACTCCCTATACGCACTTTGCGCTTTAGATTTAGATTCAACTGTATAGCCTAAGTGATTACTAGTGGTTGCATACGTAGATTCTTGATACTTAATGTAAATCGAATTGTTGTTTTGTTGCCAGTTTTTTACCAATCTATCGCCATCTAGTAAATTTGATACAACTTTTTTTACCTCTCCAGCAATCTCGTTCTTTCCATATAGCGTAGTCATTTTTCGAACGATGTGTTTAGCTTCTTGACTGTTTTCGCCAATCCAATTACTGATTGACTCTTCATGAGTTTTATCTATGCAATCATTCAAAATTTGACTAATTATGGTTCTATTTTCATCTAGTTGATTAATGTCAAAGATGGTAACTCCACATAATATATCTGAAATTAGTGATGCTTCTATAAATGTTCCATAACTATGAAGTTTAGATGTATCTAATGATCTTATCACTCCAGATAGGACTATCTTATCATTTGTATTGTAAAATATACCTGAACCTGAGATACCTTTAAAAGCATCGACAGCATATGATGAAATATAATGATCTAGAAATGTATCTTTCTCAAACTTTGCTATATAGTTAAATTTTTCTTGTAGGTCAGTCTTTTCGATTATAAGTGGTTTTATATTAGACAGATGATCATCATCAAATTGCTTTGTGATAAGAGTAAATTTATCAATCAATAACGGATTCTTTGATAATGAGCTAAATTCAAGCTCTAGAAATAAACCCTTATCGGTATCTGCGCAAATTTTGACAATTGCAAGATCATATTTTGAAGAAAAGTCCTTATCACTTATTATATTTAAAAATGGATAACTACCATATGCAGTATTAACTTCCATTTTATCTTCAGAATCTATTTCATCACTTAATTTAGTACCATATAAAACATGTCCGCAAGTTATGATATAGATAGCATCATTAAATTTAAATGGAACACAACTACCAACTTTTATACCATTCTTAATTATAAAACCAAAGAGGCGATTCTTCTTTTCAACTAAAAAATTCATATTGGTAGGTTCACATCTTTTTTATGAATAAAATTTAGATTTGGTAAATCAATACCACATTTAGATTTTATAGTTCCTCCGATATTATAATTTAGAAATATATTATATATAGAGTTGTTTTTTTTTGCTTTTTCTTGTAGTAAGAAAATGGTCTCTACATCCGGGTGGCCATATTTACTACCATTTGTAGATATATAATAGTTAGAGCAACTTATAATACTAAGTAATTCTTTTGAAGTATTATGCTTGCTTCCATGATGAGAAAGTTTAACTAAGTCTACTACGATCGGGGTGTCACTATTATAGCCTCTAGTATTTAACTGTGAGACGACGATATTGGAGTACGAGTCTGCTAATAAAAGAATAGAGGTATTATTACACTTAACCAATTTGGCAATAGAAGAACGATTTATTATATCCCCGTTGTTATACTGACGCTCAATATATGATAGTTGACCATCTGACATAACTCGACTTGCATCCCAGTTCTTATGTAATTCAGTTACATCATCTTCGGTTGGAGATAAAATATCGACTGAAAAATCACCAATAGTAAGTGAGTTATCTATACTGACTGACTTGATTTTAAGATTACGTTTTTCTATAAAATCTTTAAGAGTGTCCCCATGGTGATAAGCGACGAGGTTGCTATCGTCGAATACCATTAAATCTGGGTGATTCATGTAAAACGTACAGTTACTCAAATCCAGATCATCATCGGCAATTAGTTTAACGATACCACCGATGTGGTCCTGATCAACATGAGTAATAAATACGGCATCGACTTTGATATCTTTAATTTTTCGTTTGATTTCCCCATAGGTGCCAGGCATACCACCATCAATTAATATAGATGTATTTTCACTAGAGACTAAAAACGCATCACCATGGAGTGCTCCAAAGGAGTAAAATACAACAGACAAACTAAACTACCTCAGAAAAATATATAAAACTATTTTCAATTTTACTACGTATTATATTGTAATAGTATGATACAAATCGGATTTATTACTTTTTTATATTGAACACGAAAAGTAATTATCTAAATGTAAATAAGTATCGCCGGTATGTCTTGAGTGCTTTAACAGTTATTAATTATTTTTATGTATATTGTTTACTATATGCTTATGGTTGTTTTGTAAGAATTGTAAACAATATTTATTGATGAGGGCGCTACAAGTACAAGTATTCTGCTGTTATCCGTTGACTTATTAAGTACCTATATATTATCTTTAAAGAGTACCAGCAAAATCTGGTGCCGGGATTGAGACCCCGTACTTTTCCAAGGCGTAGTAACGCCAGCTCATGCTGGTTTTTTATTGCGGCGAACTTGCACACCTGAATTATGGTGGGCTGAGTGAGGCTACCTTCGGGTAGGCCGTATCCTTGGAAGCGGTAGTCTCAACCTTGCTCAGTTCGCCACCCATTGATTGAGACCTCTGTGTGGTGATTTAAAATCATTCCAAGGAGGTTATTATGCCTATCCAATCTGCTTTGCCTATCACACACCTCAGTCCTTCTGATCTTATTTTTATCTCTGATACTAATGAACTCGTCACTGATTCATTAACAGTATCTAAGCACTTCAGCAAACAACACAAACATGTCTTATCAAAAATAGAATCCCTTGATTGTTCAGAAGTTTTTACATCAGCCAACTTTTCGGCTTATGTTCAAAAACTAAACATTGGTAATAGTGCAGTAAGAGATTCGAAAGCATACCAAATGACGAAAGATGGCTTCATGTTCCTCGTAATGGGATTTACGGGAAAACGTGCAGCAGCAGTCAAAGAAGCTTATATCAATGCCTTTAATAAAATGGCAGAACAACTCACAAAGAAACCAGCAGCAGAACCATTGAGCTATAGAGTCGTGACCACTATTGAAAATGGTCATGCTGTGAGTTCAAAGATAATACCCAATGATGCTTTTATTATTAGTAAATCGCAGGTGAATAAACTAATTAAAGAGCAAAATTTGTTTAGTATGGATGAGTTATTGGCGATATCGAGTAGTGTGAATACAAGAATTGCAGAAATAGCAAGGCTGCAAGATGCGCAGTTTAAGCAGATGAAAAAGCAGTGATAATAGAAGAGGCCCTATCTGGGCCTTTTTTTGTAAATGGAGATAACTGTTCGTTCATGTTTTTCGATGTTAATAGTATGAGGTTTATATGTTTTATTCTATGGTGTAATCGTTTATTGTTTTTTGATAATCATGTTGGTGGTCACAATTTTATACTTGTTAATTTTATTATCAGTTCATTAAACATTATTATTTTGATTTTTATGTAATAGTGTTTATGGTTGAAAGTAATCTTGAAAAAAAACATTGATATTGTCGAGGAAAAAAAATCACTATTTGATTTAGTGATAGGGATTATATTTAAAAGTAAATCATTCAAGTATTTTTTGGGTAAGGAAGTTTCGATATATTTAGCTCAAATATATCTTTTTTTCTGGATGACATTTCTTTTTTCTGCTTGTTTTACAAGTGAAGAAAAATTATTAGAATATTTGAATAGTGTTATTACTGATAAGGTAGTAATTACAGTACTATATACTATTATTTCTTCTATCATTACTATTGGATCTATAGAGTTTCTAGCGAAGGGGATGAAAAAATCATCTTTTATTAAGTTAATTTCAGATGATATTGCTCTTTCTATTGGTAGAGCTATGTATACGATTGGGAGTTCATTAAGTGGTGTATGTATAGCTGCGACAGTATTCTTGTTTTCTACTTCAGACTATGATAATGCAATAAAATTTGGATGGTCATCTGTTCTACTTGGTTTCGTTTTATTTGTTTATGGATTTTGCATTTCATATTGGTGTAGTAAACAAAAGTTGTGAGTACTAAATATAAAGAGATATATCTCTTTATAATCAACAACCCAAAGTACAATAAATAATGGCAACCTTATGAAGGTCATTATTATGTTTTCCAAATCTCCCGCATTGCGCAGTGATAAATTGCGCAATGCTGCTAAAGATCAACAATGCGCAGTACAAATTCTTGACGTGTGTAACTTCAATCCCGAAACGGTGGTGTTGGCGCATTTACCCAGTTGTACGCATGGTATGGCCTATAAGTCAGATGATATATGGGCTGTTGATTGTTGTTCATCGTGTCATGACGTTCTTGATGGGCGAGTACCATTTGAGTGGCTAGCAGGGGAGAAAGAGCAATATATTCTTGCGGCACTACACACAACATTAATGCGAAGGATTAGAGATAACATTCTAGTTATTCAATAGTTATCACAAAATAAAATAGATAAACGGTATCTACGTTAATAATTGTTTAAAGATAACTTTTATTTAGCAGTGTTGGTGAGTCTATGTGGTGGCTATTTTTAATAAAGTTTAATAGTTGTTGTGGCGATGAGTATATAGAAAATGAAGCTGGTGATATCCAAATTTACAGCTGTGGTTGTTGCGTGCTTTTTGCATAGAATTATACATTTAGAAATTAACCCAATTTATTAATATAAAACAATAGAATTTATATCACCATTGACAATAATGGATTGTAGGAATATTTTGGAGATTCCAAATTAAAGCATGCTTATAAGGAATTAACATGCAAAATGTAAAACCTGGTGATATTGTTGTTAGTGATTTTGATTTATATGAACATTACTCTGTAGTTTCTGATAAAATTTCAACTGATGGCAAACCTCTTCTAATATCTGCAACACAACGACATGGGACGGTTAAAGAAGAAACATGGGATGTAGCAACACAGGGAAAAGATACTTTTCTTTCTAATAAACAATCTAATCTTTCAGTAGCTGAGATTTTAAATAATGCTCGCTCTCAAATCGATAAGTGGCATTACTCAGTAATATCCTCAAATTGTGAGCATTTTTCTAACTGGTGCCTTGGGTTAGAAGTGTCATCAACGCAAGTTGTTGGAGCTAGTACTGGTGTAGTCGGTGGTGCGTTATTAGTTAAATGTTGTGTTGATGATCCGAAACCATTGGATTATCTATTTGGTGTTGTTACTTTGGGTTTCCTCGGTGTTAGTTGTTCTAAGGCACAGCCAAAGCTTTCATAATAATTAGATTGTAATTACTTATAATTCCATACGTTAATCTATTACAGTTTTACGTATGGAATATACGTAACGTCTCTTCAAATAAATATATCCCTATTATTCTGTTGTTAAATAACAGAGTAATAGAGATTGTTATGTTTAATGATTACGACTTAATAAAAAGTATCGGAACTCAATCACGGCTCAAAACAAATGCTCAGGGTCGAATTAAAAAGCAGAAACGAGAGCCCGAGTCTGCAGAACAAAAAGCATTAATAGAGTGGGCAGGTTATACCGTTATTCATGGTTTGAGAATAGGGGATTACCTTACTCATGTTCCCAATGAAGGTAAGCGCGGTCCTAAAGCAATCAAAGACTTCATCGAACTTGGTGGCTCGCCAGGTTATCCCGATTTAATGTTAGATATACCCACCTCAAAATACCATGGCCTTCGTATCGAAATGAAAGCGCCAAAGCCTAATAAGTCAGTTGTAAGTAACAACCAAAATCAATGGCTGCATCGTCTCGATGATATCGGGTATCAGGCGGTAATATGTTATTCAGCAAGCGAAGCTATCGTGATTATTACTGAATACATGAGGCGTTATGAGCAGAGCAATTGAGTTATTCGCAAGAATGCATGAAGTGCGCAGTGTGACGGCAGACGAACGCGGTCGCCAAACATTAACTGGCGACGTTATCTTAGCTGTGCTTGGTAAGGTTCAACATAAGATGCCATTGGGAATGGATTTGTTGATGGCCAAGTATGTTCACGATGCACCTGCAGCAAATCGTATCATTGATGTTATGGCCACATGGTTGAATGATGAGTCGTTAAAGCGTAAAGACTTAGCGATAGCATTGAGCTGTGTAGCCCTTGATGTATTTTGCGATAAACCAGTAGCTAGTCAAAAGCGGCAACTAGCTGCGTTATGGAGAAAGTATAGTGACCAAGCTAAACGCAGTAATCGACTCATTAGGAGATGGCAGGTAAAGATTAAGCAGTTACAGCCTAATATTGATAGTTGCGAGACCCAAACTGCAGAAGAACGACTATTGTCGGCTATCTATGAGCTTGAAGCGTTAATCATCAAAGAGCGCCGCCGTATTGATGAATACGCACAAAGTCAGTCCCTAAAATCCTCCACCTGTCCTCGATGTAATGGTACCGGTTCAATACTAAATACTGGGGAATGTCCTTCATGCAATGGTCGCGGTTTGTTTGTACCCAGCGTTGATAATATTCGCCAACACCTGCGCCATATTGGATTAGGGCGGGTTAGTGACAAACTGTGGGATAGTGAGCTGAAGCCATGGTTTGAGAAGTGCTTGGGTAGGATGTACGTCGAGTCAGGTGACACTACACAAATATTATCAAATTTTTTATATAATGAATCTGATTTAGATAATGGTCTATGTTTTATTTAATAGGCAACTAGTATACTAGAGGCATAAATTTTCTCTTACTTGGCCATAACATGGATTCGCTATACAGTACTATTTCAGCGTTAGTTAAAAATGACCCTCGTTTAGGTTATGTATTAATAACTATTATGATAGTTGGTTTTATAATAAAAAAATTTTATCACTACCTGAATTTTCATGAGAGCTATGTGACTAGGCGTTTTTATAAAAGAATTAGCTCTATTGATGGTGAAGGATGTAATGAGCTAACAAAAAAATATCTGGTTCATGTAAAGGAACAAGAAATCTATACACTGCTGTCTGGTATAAAAACTGCTCCACAAAATGCAAAGATGCTTATGGATTTGCATCTAACAGGAGTTATTAGCAATCAAAGAATCAAAGGTATTTATGGGTTCTTAAAGCCTTATGAAGGCAAGATATCTATTAATATAAATCTATTTAATAAAGGCATCTTTATATACTCATTGTCTATGATGGTTTTTTTAATTTCATATGGTTTTTATCTGTTTTTGAATGTTATTTTTAATAATCCAAGTGTAATACAATTTATAATTGGGCTTGTTTTATTTATAGGTTACTTTTTGTTTGCCATCATTATAGGTTCTGACTTTTTCAAATATGTTTATTTAACACAATTAAGAGAAAGTCTTTTGAGTTTGAATAAACTAGCTAATCCTGAGGATAATATAAATTTATTTTCATTTTCTAAGAAAAGTAATAAAACCTCGAATCTTGACCAGACCGTAAACTAAGGTAATCTATACCAATCATGCTAAACCTCGACCTCTCGTCGGGGTTTTTTTATGCCTGGAGAAAATGACATGCTTGATAGAGCAACACTCGCAATCACTGCCGGAACAGGTGTTGGTGTAGGGATTGGTGCGACTAAATCAGCAGAAAATGCGCAGTCGATGTTAAACAGCAGCTTTGAGCAAATTCTTAGTGGTCACTTTACATGGTATGGCAGTGACATAATTACTGTTGTAGGTATTGGGTTATCTATTGTTGGTATTGCTGTCACGGTCTATCGCATCAAATTAGAGCGGCGACGTAAATATGCGCTTTAATAAACTCACTGGTGCGCTATTAGCTGGAGCTATAGCGGTTACGGGAGCGTTTGAAGGGTACCGACAAATATCATATCAAGATGTAGGCGGAGTTTGGACAGCGTGCTATGGCGAAACATTAGGTATAAAACAAGGAGACAGATTTACTAAAGCGCAATGTGAAGCAATGCTCGCGTCATCGTTGAATAAGCACAACACACCTTTAGAAAATATTCCTCAGCAACTGCCACCTAATGTCCACTTAGCTTCTCTCGATTTAGCCTACAACATTGGTACTGGTGCCTTTAAGCGTTCAACAATGTATCGATACCTACTGAATGCAGATTATCCACCGGCCTGTAATGAAATCACAAAGTGGCGATTTGTAGCAGGTAAGGACTGCGCTATTCGTAGTAATCACTGCTACGGGATAGTGAAAAGGCGCAATGTGGTTCAGCAGCTGTGCATGGGAAGTATCAATATCAATGAAGCGTTAGTACAGATAGGTCAAATGCCATTAGATAAGGAAATCGTGGAGGCCATGAATGCTACTCAATAGAGTAAAGACTGTAATGATTGTGGTCCTTATCGCTATTTGTGGCGGTATGGTATTTAAAATCAAACTACTTATCGCCTCCGTTGAGGGAGCAAAACAGGAAGTGGTCACATTATCACTGCAGTTAAGCACTGTTGAATCCATCAAGGATAGCCAATCAAAACAAATTGCGCAGTTAGTCCAAGAGCGCAAAACATTATCAGGTCTGTTAAGCGCAAGAACGGAGAGCCTACACCGTGATAAAGCAAAGCTCAGCGCCGATATCCAAACACTCAAGAAAGCACTATCAACCAATACTTGTTTTGATACTCGCTATCCTAAGTCTGTTATTAAGCGGTTGCACCAGTCCTACTAGAGTCATCACTAAAACTGAAACACTGTATGTCTTACCACCAATAGGGCTAGTTGTTCCATGCTACAAACCTACACTGACAGCAACAACACCCGCTGAATTACCTATCGATACACTCAAGTTAAAGTCTGCATTGCGAGAGTGTGCGCAATATGTCGATGACTATCTTAATTGGCGAAAGCTCCAAGACGAATAGACATTACAAACGGCCTTTATGAGAGCCATTGATAATGTTCCCTCCAATTATCTATCGAGTGCCTTATGACAATAGAAAATGAAACCGGACGCATTATTGAAGTCATTGATATATGCGGCAAAGTCGTGTGCGTCATGTTAGCTAATGGCGCTGAGATAGATATTGCTACAACTCATGAGGTTAAAGTGGGTGATTGGGTAGTGGAGGGAGAGTTAAGCCAAGAGTTAGCAAGCAAGTAGATAACTATATGGCTAATGATTGGAAACAACTACAACTGCAGTTCTTAGCTGATAACGACAAGACAAGTATTACAGCGAAAGAATGGTGTAATCAACGAGGGCTTAATTATCAATCTGCACGTCGCTATATCAAAATGCGCACTGCGCAAAGTAAGACTGCGCAAACTAATAATGTGCGCAATGCGCAATCTGAAACTGCGCAATCAAAGAAAGTGCGCAAACTTAAAAATATAAAGGGAAAGAATGAATCAGTAGAAAAACGGACTAATTCTAAGCCTGAACCTACTAATAAAGCGAAACACAAAAGGAAATCGAGCCCTTATAAGTTTAAAAATGGTAAGCCTGGTAATCCACATCCTTCTCAAAGTTTTGAAGCAGGCAATCAGCATGCACGTAAACATGGTGGTTATTCAGCACGTTTTGATGATCAATCTCTATTCGATGAAGCCGCTCAAATGTCCCTCGAGGAAGAGTTAAAACTGTGTCGCGCTCGTGCTTTGAACTGTATTGATACGATGAAGAAGATTCGTGCTGATATGGTCAATGCAGATTCAGTTGATCAACGGATTGAGCTTTACAACGTTATTACCTCGACAGAGCAAGCACTCGATAGAAATGTAGTTCGCATTGAATCCATCACTAAAACGCTTTCATCCATTCGTATTGATACCGTTAATGAGCAGAAAATCATGAAAGATACGGATCGAATAGAAGCGGCAACAACCAAGCTAAAACTTGAAGCTGATAAATTGGCTAAAGAGGGTAAAGGCTCTATAACACCAATATCTGAAATGATCGCTGAACTACAACAAACTGGTTCTGATGGCTTGATGTCATGACTGAACAAGAGCAAATCGACTACATCCAAGCGCGAGTCGGTAATAAATGGTGGCGACTGAACAACCTTTACAAAGTTGAAAATGAGGATGGTGACTTAGTCACGTTTACGTTGCGACCAGCTCAAGCTTTATTGTTTAAGTTAATGGCACACAAGAACATCATTCTTAAAGCACGACAGCTTGGATTCTCTACTGCAATCGATATTTATCTGCTCGATGAGGCGTTATTCAATAAGAACATTAAGTGCGGCATCATTGCTCAAGACCAAGGAGCTGCAGGTGAGATTTTCCGTACCAAGATAGAAGTGCCATTTGATAATCTTCCTGAATGGCTAAAAGCAGAGTTCCCAATAGAAAGTCGTCGTTCTGGTGCAAGTGGTGGCTTCATTTTATTTAAAAGTGGTTCAAGTATTCAGTGTGCAACGTCATTCCGTTCAGGAACGGTGCAACGACTTCATATTTCAGAGCATGGAAAGATTTGTGCTAAGTACCCACAAAAGGCTAAGGAAGTTAAAACGGGTACCTTAAATGCTATTCACCAAAATTCTATCTGTTTTATTGAATCCACGGCTGAAGGTGTGGGTGGTGATTTCTACTCAATGAGCATGAGAGCATTGGATTTATACAATTCAGGTACTGCTTTAGGGACACAAGATTATAAGTTTCATTTCTTTGCGTGGTTTCAAGATCCTAAATACTCAGAGCCTCTTCCTCAATCTGGATTACAGCTAAGTAAATATCATCAAGAATACTTTGCTGCTGTTGAGTCAGCTATGAAGGTCACGTTATCTGATGAGCAAAAACAATGGTACGTCAACAAAGAACAAAGCCAGGGCGAGGAAATTAAGCAAGAGTTTCCCTCAACGCCACAAGAAGCTTTTTTAACCTCTGGTCGTCGTGTGTTTGATGCTATTCGCGTGATGAACGCAGAAGCTCATACCACTAAGCCACTTATCATTTACGATATTGAGCCTGTAAATGGCATCAAGACCAAAGCCCAATCAATGCGTGAAGCTGATAATGAAAAGCTGCAGCGTAATTTGCTCAATATGCTGCTTGTGTGGGAGCTTCCTGATGCTGATGAAGAGTATGCGATAGGCGTCGATATTGCTGAAGGCCTTGAGCATAACGATAGAAGTTCATTTGATGTGGTTAAGAAAACGACCGGCGAACAAGTGGCGCATTGGTTTGGTCACTTAGATGTTGAGATGTTCGCGTCACTCGTTCGTCATGTTGGCCATATGTATAACACCGCCTTTGTTGGTCCTGAGCGAAACAATCATGGCCATGCGTTCTTACAAAAATTCCGCGATATCTATCCGGTTCGTCGTATCTACCAAGAACAGTATATTGACCGTGATAACGATAATGACACGCCTAAATTAGGCTGGTTAACAACAAAACAATCTAAGCCCATCATCATTGAAGGTTTAAAAGAACTGTTACGCACTCAAACAAGTGGTATTCGTTGGATAGGTACCATCTCTGAGCTCAATGTCTACGTATACGACAGCAAAGGCGCAATGAATGCTCAAGTCGGTTGTTATGACGATCAACTTATTAGTTACGCCATTGCCCAAGAAATGCGAGCTCGAATGCCTAAACGTGTTAAATCTGATGATAACCAGCCAGCCCAAGATAAACACTGGATGACCTATTAATGAAAGTAGACCAAAGTAAATTGCTCGACATCATGTCTGACATTGATGGCCAACCAGATTGGCGCTCTGCAGCCAATAAAGCGGATGCTTATTATGATGATGATCAACTCGAGGCTGAAGTATTAAAGATACTGAAAGAACGAGGGCAGCCAATAACAATACAAAACTTAATAAAGCCTGCAGTTAACTCTGTTCTTGGTATGGAAGCTAAGACGCGTACTGATTTGTTGGTCATGGCTGATGATCCAGATGATGAAATGGAAGAGTTAGCTGAAGCATTGAATGCCGAGTTTTCTGATGCTTGTCGCCTTGGTCGATTAGATAAAGCCCGTTCGGATGCTTATGCTTCACAGCTCAAGTCTGGCCTTGGTTGGGTTGAGTGCTTCCGTAATCCAGACCCTTTTGGCGCGAAGTATAAAATACAAAATGTGCCACGTGATGAGGTCTATTGGGATTGGTTAGCAAAGCAGCATGACTTATCTGATGCTCGATGGTTAATGCGCTATCGTTGGATTGATATGGATGAACTGATAACCATGGTGCCTAATAAGCGTGCCATTATTGAGCAAGCCGTGAACTCATGGAATAACTTTGTCGATGTCGATCATATTGCAGGTTTAGACCCTCAGCTGCAGAGTGGTTACAAAGAACACAGTACTTGGACTCGCAGTGAATCAGAATGGTTAAGTCAAAATCGCAAACGTATTCGGTTACAGGTGATTTATTACCGTAATTTTGAGCGTAAACCCGTGATTGAGCTCTCTGATGGTCGTGTTATTGAATACCAATCTAGTAATATTGCTCATACAACAGCAGTTGGAATGGGTAAAGTTCAGCTGCGTATGGCTCAGATTAATCGTATCAGTGAAAGTTGGTACGCAGGACCACATCATTTAGGGGATAAAGAGTGCTCAGCACCTCAAGGAATGTGGCCACTTATTCCTTTCTTTGGATACCGAAAAGCATCATCCGGTGAGCCTTATGGCATTGTTGCTTCATCAATCAGTGCGCAAGATGAAGTGAATTTTCGTCGTAGCAAACTCACGCAGTTATTACAGTCGCCATTGATTATTATGGATGAAGATGCAACTAACATGAGCACTCAGAAAGTCATTGAAGAGATTGATAAGCGGGGTGTGGTAAAGCTTAATCCAAATAGACGTAATCAAAAGACAATGGCTGAAGTATTTCAAATCAATCGAGATACGGAGGTTTCAAACCAACAGTTCTCAGTGATGCAAGATTCTATGCGTCATATACAAGATGTAATGGGCGTTTCACCGTCTTTTCTTGGTCAAGATGATGGTGCTAAAAGCGGTATTGCCATAGCGAATATCGTTGAACAAGGCGCAACAACGCTTGCTGAAATCAATGATAACTATCGATTTGCATGTCAGTTAGTTGGTGAACTTATTCTTGGCTATGTGATTGAAGATTTAAAGAGCAAGCGTAATAAGACTGTAGTTGTTAACCGTGATGACAAGATGAAACGTAAGACCGTTGTTATCAATGAAGAAACAAATGATGGCATGAACAATGATATTTCTCGTTTACGCTCTCACATTGCCTTAGCGCCAGTTCAACAAACATCAGCTTATAAGTCTCAACTTGCTGAACGTATGATGCAAATGACCTCACAATTACCACCTGAAGTACAAAGTGCAGTGATTGATCTGGTACTTGAATTGAGCGATGTACCAAATAAAGCTGAGTTTATGGATCGCGTTCGTGATGCATTAGGGGTCGGTAAAGATGTAGAGGACATGACACCAGAAGAACAACAAGCAGCAGAGGCTCAAGCGCAGCAAGAACAGGAGCAGCAAGCGTTAATGATGCGAGAGCTAGCCGCGAAAGTAGATAAGCTTGAGGCAGAAGCCCAACGAACTGCAGCACTTGCTAACAAAGAAAGTGTAGTTGCAGATAGCCAGCGTTATGCTAATGCTAAGACGCAAGCAGAAACAGGTAAGATTTTGACTGAAATGGAAAAAGCTAGTAGTGAAGTTGGGCAGGTTAAGCAAAATATGCTAGTAAATCTCCAGCAACAAATTGATTCTATGGAAGTTTAATTTGGCTTTTATATTTAAAATAAGAATATTTACTCTAATAAATATAGTGTATAAACATACTTGTGATATGAAACATGACGTGTAGATAAGGACTAATAACCACATGGAAGTGGGTATAACTAGTAGAATTCCCCCCATTTTATAGTGTAGTTGTCGTCTTGACTCTACCTAAATCTAATATACTCTGATTCCATCATCTAAAGCCGCACCCGAAAGGGATGTGGCTTTTTTTATGCCTGTCTTTAGGGATAAGGGTTTTGTTTAAAGTCTTTATCCGCACAGACAGCGATACGTCTACAACCGGAGAAGTTAACCTATGACGATTGAAATTACAGGTAATGAAACACTCGATGAACTAGAGGCAATATTGGATAGTCTTGATGATGCTGAAGTGGTTGACGAACCATTACCAGTAGCATCTGAGCCCGTTATTACTGAAGTGGCATCAACTGAATCAGCAGTACCACCATTAGAAGGCGATACGAACGTAGCCCCGCCAACTACGGATGATGTGATTGTTGAGCAGAGTGAAGAACAGCCAGAGAAGAAAGTAATTGTCGCCAAAGACGGTGAACACATTATTCCATACGATGTGCTGGAAGCTGAGCGTCGAGAGTCTGAACGTTTACGTCAACAGATTGCCGACATGAAGCAGAAGCAGCCAGAGTATGACCAACAAAGTCGTTTACTTGAATTACGCGATAAGCAATTACAGAAACTAGGTGTTGATCTTGATGATCTACCTGAAAATTTAACCGTCAACGATAAGCAAATTGATGATTTACGCGAGAACTATCCTGAGTTAGCCCCATTCATTACAAGTCTGATGGCAAAGATTGATGCGGTCACTGCTAATACAGCACCTGTTACTGAAGTATCAACCAACAATCCTGTATTAGATGATATTAAATCCAATACTGATTTGAATGGTTGGATGGATGAGAAAGGCGATAAATGGGCTCTCGCGCTCGATATTGATGATCGTTTGTTAGTCGATCCAACGTGGTCAGAAAAGCCACAGCGTGAACGTTTTGAAGAGGTAGTTCGTCGAACGAAAGCTGCCTTTGGAGAAACACTGTCTACTCCTGAACCCGAGCCTGAAGTTGAATCGGTACTTGAGCCAGTAGTAGATGACATTAAAGTTCGTGAGGTGGCAGAACAAAAAGAGAAAGCCGCAGCGGAATCTTTACCAGAGAGTCCGTCACTTGTAGGCGCATCCAATCAGCATCAGGGAACGGTGTTGCAACAGGCAATCAATATGAACAATGCTGATTTGCAAAACCTGATGTCAACAATGACGCCTGATCAGATTGATGCGCTCTTAGAACAAGCTGATTTTTAACCATCAGTTCATTACATACCTAAAAACCCGCCATAGTGCGGGTTTTTCTGTTTCTAGGAGTTGCTATGACAACTATTACGCCAGCGCAGGCGAAACATTTACAAGAAGTTGCGCTGTTTACTGCTGCCAACCGAAATCGTAGTTTTGTGAATATGCTGACGGAAGAAGCACCAAAGCAAGCCATGGGCGATAAGAAAGGTAATACCCAAACGTCAGCATATGCCCCAATTGTACGTATTTCAGATTTAACTAAGCAAGCGGGTGAATCTGTTGATATGCAGATCATCCATAAACTCTCTAAGCGTCCAACAATGGGAGATAAGAAGCTAGAAGGACGTGGTGAGAACCTTGAGTTTTCAAGCTTTGAACTGAAAATCAATCAAGGTCGTCATATGGTTGATGCTGGTGGCAAGATGAGCCAGCAACGAACAACGCATCAGATTCGTAAAGCTGGACGTACTTTGCTCGGTCCTTATTTTAATGACCTACAAGATCAAGCGGCTACCATTCATTTAGCCGGTGCGCGTGGTGATTATTTTGATGATGACATTATTGTTCCACTTGAAGGTCACAATGAATACAGTGATATTTTAGTTAACGATATTTTGCCACCAACCTATGACCGTCATTTTTTTGGAGGGGATGCGACATCATTTGAAAGTATCGATTCTGCAGACATTTTCAACATGGATGCCGTGGATAATCTCAGCCTTTATCTAGAAGAAATGGCACATCCTTTACAGCCGATTCGTTTTGGTGCGGATGAATTAGCCGGCGATGAGCCTTTCTACTTACTCGAAGTAACACCTCGTCAATGGGCAACATGGCAGAAAACATCGAGCTATAAAGATTGGCAGCAGCTAACTGCAGCAGCGCTTAACCGTAGTCGTAATTTCCGTCATCCGGTTTTTGCAGGTGAATGTGCAATGCGCAGCAATATCTTAGTGCGCAAGTATAAAGGGATGCCAATTCGTTTTAATCAAGGCTCAGCAGTAACAGTATCAAATAATGATAATGCAGCAACGGTTAAACAAGTTGAAGCAAAGACCACTATTGATCGTGCCATTCTTTTAGGAGGTCAGGCACTAGCGAATGCATGGGGCTCAACCTCAAGCGGTAATCAATTCAAATACACAGAGAAAAAGGTGGACCATGATAACGGTACTGAGATTTCTATCGCATGGATGAATGGTCTTAAAAAGATCCGCTTTGCTGATAAAAATGGGCGTATCAATGACCATGGTGTGATTGCACTCGATACAGCTGTCACGCTGTAATTCATTCACAAAATATGCGTGATGATATCTCGCATTTATACAGAGAGATTTGTTATGGCTAAAGTCATCGCACAAACCATGCGAGATACTGTGTATGCAGGTGCAGCAGGTAATTTAAGTATTGCCTTTGGTAAAGTGAATGTAAAAGCAGCAGTCATTGGCACTGAAATTGATACGCTTGAATTACCGATTGGCTTAGAGGTTGTAGGTGTTCGAGTCGCAACAGAATCAGGTTTAGGTGCTGGTGTGAAACTGGATATTAAATTAAATAACAACGTTATTGTATCTGCAGTAAATGTTGCCGCTAAAGGGTCGGTTGTTATCCCGATTCAACCACTTTATCTATTCGAGAAAACAGTGCTTACGGCTGTGGTTAAAGGAACGATAGCAACGGGATCCGTGTCGATTATGCCTGAGTATGTGTCTGTTGGTTTTTAACTATCAAGTAAACAATGATAAGCGCTCTTTATGGGCGCTTTTTTTATGGGGATAACCATGTCAAAGATTACCATTGCCTATATTGGTGATAAGCCATTTAAGAAAGACACAATCACCGGTTCCTTATTGATATTTCCGCAAAATAAGCCAGTAGATGTAGAAGCTGATGTTGCTTACATGCTGCTGCAATATCCAAAAGTATGGGTACGAGAAGAGCAGGTTGAACTGATTCAATCTGAGTTAAAGATAGAAGCTGATGATAAAGAACAACAAGAACTTGAACGACAAGCGCAGTTCGCGGCAGAGGTTTACGCGAATAGCATGGAGGTTGAACTGACAGGCCAGTCTATTGATTTATCAAAGATGACGTCAGCAAAATTAGCCACATTGATTGAAGCCAATGACCTTGATATTGAGGCTAAAGGATCTCAGGAGTCTGTTGACGATTTCCGATTACGCGTCCGAAATACTATTCGAGGGTAGATAAATGGTACCAGTATCTGATTTTCTACCCACATTACGTATGTTAGTTGATGTTCCTGTTCCTGGCCTGATGGAGATGACCATTGTTAAAGCGGCACAACGGTTTTGTCGTGAAAGCAAAGTGATAGTTAAAACGCGTCAGTTTGGTGAAGTGTTTGATTGTCAGTCTGTATCAGTGATTGGTATTGGAACACCACAATTAAAAGGCGCTGGTATCGTTAGTGTCGCAAGCAAAGATCACCTTTTATTAGCGGGATATGATTATACGGTTGTAGATCGAGGAGAGATTAAATTTACGGGAAACTTTAGTGATGTCGCCATTATTGGAGTCGTAGAGCCGACAATTAATGCAGATCAACTTCCAAAAGTATTATTACATGACTATGTTGATGGTATCTGTGCTGGCGCAGCGAATCTATTGCAATTGCAGCCAACAACAGCGTGGTTCAATCCAGACCTTGCACAATACAATCATCGCGAGTTCGTACAAGCAATTCGTGATGCCTCTCGGTACGCCTTAGAAAACACCCCAGCACTTGAAGTCAATAATCAAACTCGTAAGCGAGAATATATTTAATGTCTATTAAAGTGAGTGACTTAATTGAGCAGGTTGCTGAGTTACTTGTTGATAAAGGTAATGTGCGTTGGTCTCAGTCTGAGTTGATTAATTATATCAATGATGCTTTAGCCGCAATCATTATGAGGCGACCAAGTATTACTGCAGCAGATAGCGTCATTAGTGTAACCAATAACCCTGTAGTTTTACCAAATGATGCTTATTCCTTACTGACAGTAGAAAAAATTGGTGATTATCGAGGCCAATACACGCCAATTGAAACACTTAATCGATTTTATCCAATGTGGCGAACCCAAACTGGAATAGCGCAATGTTGGACAAAACATGACGATGAACTGTTACGTTTTTGGATATTTCCTGCACCACAAGAGCCGATTAATGTTGAGGTTATATATAGCAAGGTTATTACTGTTAAGGCACAAACAGACGTTATCCCTCTAACATCTGTTTACGTTGGCATCTTGATTGATTTTGTTCTTTTTCGTGCTTTTGGGAAAGATGCTGAGAATGCCAGCGAAGAGAGTAAGTCATTAATGCATTTTCAATTATTTGCTGTCGCTATGGGGGATAAAAGCGCTACGGATAAAGCTAAATATACAGCTCGTAAACAATCAACTTTGGAGTAAGTGAATGATTGTCGAAGGTGTTTTACGTGATTTGACTGGGCAAATAATCTCGCAAGGGCTTATCCAAATCATAGCTACAGTAACAAGTAACCATGTACTAAAAGGCTCCAATGCCCATATTAAATGCGATAGCAATGGTGCCTATTCGTTTGAGTTATTAAATGGCAGTTACAAGTTATATGCTCAGCCTAGCCGATGCAGTGACCTTGAATACTTAGGCGAAACGGTTATTACGACTGACACCGTTAATGGTGATCTAAATAGCATTGCAGGTATAACAAGACCTGTTTTACCACCACAAGTACAGAGAGCAGTAGATGCTGCAACTCAATCAGTTTTATCTGCAATACAAGCAGAAGCAGAGAAGGAGAAACTCCTTGTTGTTGCTGAAATAGTTAAGGCACAAGTAAGTCAAGTTACAGATAAAGCCCTTCAAGCAAGTAATTTCTCTCAACACGCAAGTGATAACGCAAATGACGCTAACGTTGCAAAGCTTGCAGCAGTGGCGGCAAAAGATGAATCACAGAAGTACGCCATTCAATCAGCTAATCATAAAGTAATAATAGAAAGTATAAAAAACGATATTGTCGAAATTAATCTAAAAACTGAATTACATGCAAATAGCGCACATTTAAGTGGAAAACTGGCTGTTTCAGCACAAAAGGAAGCCTTCATTAGCGCTAAAAATGCAGCCTCTCAATCTCAGCAATCGTTTAAAGCTGCAATTGAAGCACAAGATTATAAAAAAGCAGCGAGTGGATATGCAGATAAAGCAGAACAATCACTTACTTCAACGGCTGGTGTTCTTGACAGCATTAACGTAGAAGTCGCAAAAGCGCAAAGGCATAGTCAAAACGCACGAGTTCAAGCCGTTATTTCAAGTAAAGCTAAAGAGTCCGCTACCAAAGCTCAGATTAATAGTAATACAGCGGCTGCAGAGTTAATGCGCTTGGAAGTCCTAGTTGATCAAGCTCTCGATAATATTATTGCTACTGGTAAGTTAGCGACTGAAAGCATTGAGAAGACCAAGAATAATAGGCATGGCGCAGATTTGGCCGCGAAAGAAGCAGCTAAATCAAGTCAGCAAGCATATGAGACGCGAAAATATGTGACACAAAAAGTACAGATGGCTGAGCAGTATGAAGAATTGGCAAAAGATTCCAGTATTAATGCGGCGAATGCTCAAAAAGGTTCTCAACAATTTAAACAAGAATCACAGCATTATAGTGAAAAGTCCATTATTGCCAGCCAACAAGCTGAATATGACGCTATTCGTGCGGAAAAAGCACAAGAATTATCTTTTGAGTCTGCAGGTCTTGCTTCCAAGGTTGTTGATGCAACTAGATTAACTGTTGTTGGTGTAGCAAAAGATTTAATTACGACACAGATGATTGTTATTTCATTTCACCCAATTAACTGAGGTATTACTGTGATGGATAAACCTGGAGATCTGCTTGTTTTTGCTGTTGGTGAATTAACGCAAGAAACAACCAAATTGTTGCAAGAATATCGTAATGCAAAGGTCAGTATTGATGGCAAAGTCCAGTTAGTTTTGGCAACAGCCGTTGATGTGGGACTAAGTGAAGATAATTCCAAGGATAGTCAATTAGCTGCAGCTAATAGTGCTAATGAAGCGAAGGTTTACGCTGATGATTCAAAGGACAGTCAATTAGCAGCAACCGATAGCGCTAATGAAGCGAAGGTTCAAGCAGATGATTCAAAGGACAGTCAATTAGCAGCAACCGATAGCGCTAATGAAGCGAAGGTTCAAGCAGATGATTCAAAGGACAGTCAATTAGCAGCAGCTAATAGTGCTAATGAAGCGAAGGTTCACGCTGATGATTCAAAGGACAGTCAATTAGCAGCAGCTAATAGTGCTAATGAAGCGAAGGTTCAAGCAGATGATTCAAAGGACAGTCAATTAGCAGCAGCCGATAGCGTTAATGAAGCGAAGGTTCACGCTGATGATTCAAAGGACAGTCAATTAGCAGCAGCCGATAGTGCTAATGAAGCGAAGGTTCAAGCAGATAAGGCGCTTACTATTGTAGGTGGTGCCATTAGTCATACGCCGAACTCTCGTATGAAACAGCTCATGGATGATAATGGTAATTTTAATACGATGGTGTCTATTCCTTGCTTTACTTTTGATGAGATAAATATGACTGGTCTGATAGGTACTGGTGTTCATCCTGCTTTTTTACGACAAGATGGATCGATTATCCCCGAAATCTGGATAGGAGCTTTTACTGCTTCGAATAAATCAGACAATGTGATTGTGCAAAGCGATGTTGAGCCATGGCATACCATTAACTACGATGATGCGAAAGCCAAGTGTGTAGCCATGGGTAATGGCTGGCACATGATGACAGCTATGGAATGGTCAGCGATCGCGCTTTGGTGTTTAGCGAATGATTTTCAGCCTAATGGCAATACAGAATATGGTCGATTTCACGAAAAAAAAATTGAGTTTTGTAAGAGGGTCGATGGAAATATACCTAATACGCGTAATAAAGTTTCCCTCGGAACTTGCGGTTCAGGACCTAATTCATGGCGGCATGATAACACGCCATTTGGGATCAGTGATTTGAATGGCAATCTATGGGAATGGATTGATGGATTTAAACTTGTGGATAATGAATTTTACGTTTCAAGTTATTCTGGTCAACCAGAGTCTGAGTGGGAAGTAACTGATATAGGTTTTATTGGTAACAGCGGTAATAAATGGGCAGATTATCAACTTACAGGTACAAGCGAAACACTTAAGCAGATGTTGATTGAAAGTACGGATGCTACAGAAAAACTTAAAGGGAATCTTATTTATGGGTCAACTGGAGAACGAATTCCCTTTAGAGGTGGTACTTGGAAAAGTAGTTCTCACGGTGGCTTAGCTGCACTTAATCTCGGGTTCCCTCGTACATCTAAGTATAGTGATATTGGTTTTCGTCCTGTTTTTATCGCGGATTAATCGGTTTTTATGCTAATAGATATCTCTCTTATGCGTGGAGAAGTGCCACGATTGAAACCGCATTTACTACCGAATGAAGCCGCTGTGATTGCTAAAGACTGTTGTTTTGAAAATGGCATTATTCGTCCGCTATTTAATGATTTGGCGATAGCGACATTGCCTATTGAGGCAAAAACATTATTTAAATATACCGATGACCATTGGTTTGTATGGAATAAACGAATAGAAGCTATTCATAATCCAATGGCTCAAGATAAATGGCAACGTGTGTATTTCTCGGGAGAAAACAAACCAAAGGTAACAGCTCAAGATATTGCGATTGGCGTTGTTAGTCCGGCTGCTAGCTATGACTTAGGCGTGCCTGCGCCAAGTTCTGCACCTGTAATCAACCGGATAGATAGTTCAACGGGCAGTGAGCCAGAAGAAGGACAGCCTGACATCTTTGATGATGAAACGCGATTCTATATTCAAACATTCGTGACACGTTTTGGGGAGGAAGGTGCACCATCAAAACCGAGTACGGAGTTATTAGTAGAAAAGCCAGGTTCTACTGTTTATGTAGGCCTATCTCGCTTGAACACTAATACAAACAATATCACACATACTCGTCTATATAGGACGGTTACAAGTAGTGTGGGGGCTGAGTATATGCTTGTGGCTGAACTTCCAATTGCACAGGTAGAATATGCTGATAGCGCTAAAACACTGAATGCTCCGATTGTTGAAACGTGGGATTACGATGTTCCAGATGAAAAAATGCGCGGTCTTTGCGTGATGGCCAACGGAATTTGTGCGGGCTTTGCTGGTAATGAAGTTATGTTCTCAGAAGCATTTTTACCTTACGTCTGGCCTAAACAATATCGAGGAACAACAGAGCATCAGATAGTGGGTATTGCAGCTATTGGTACGAGCTTAGTGGTTGTTACTAAAGGATATCCGTATATATTTGGTGGCGTGACACCCAGTGCGATTAATGGTACAAAAATAGGCAGTGAGCAGGCTTGTGTGAGTAAGGAGTCAATAGTTGTCGTTAATGGTACGGTAATTTATGCATCTCCTGATGGGCTTATTGCCATTGGCTCTGATGGCGCAATAACGATTACAGATCAGCTAATGACGCGAAGGCAATGGCAAGCCAAGATACCTCATACGATAAAAGCATGGGCTTCTGAGGGGATGTATATTGCTTTGTATGAAGGTGGTGGCTTTATCTTCGATCCTGTATCTCAAGATTTTCGTGAACTATCAAATCGTTGGGATTGTGCTTATGAAGATTTAGAACGAGATCAACTGGTGATAGTTCAAGGTAATGAAATGTGCTTTTGGCAAGGAGGTGACAGCTACTTATCAGGACAGTGGCGCAGTAAAGTTTTCCAATTACCCGTGGATTCGTTAATGTCATGCGCCCGTGTGGTATCAACTGAAATTAACCAGCTGTCCTTGAAGATTTTTGGTGATAGTCAGTTGGTATATTCTTTAAATAAAGGTGAGGTTCCTCATAACGGTTTTCGGTTACCGGCTATTCGCGCAACAAATTGGCAAATTGAAGTCAGTGGTCGTGCTGAAGTTGAACGCTTGATGGTGGCTAGTTCTATGCAGGAGCTAACGTAATGGTTTCCCCAAAGAATAATATAAAGTCAGGTTTTCGTGGTGGGCGTGATAGCGCGGCAATACAAGAAAACATTGAGTTATTAACTGGGCAACGAGGTAATGGATTAGATCGCGCAATCACGATGCGTGAACTTGCTAGTTTGGGCTTAATTAATGTTACTAGGAATAGTAACGGAGCGGTAATCCCTAGACCGAAACTACCCGTAATTCCTGATGGTAAGCCAATACAACGGCCTCATTCTCCTGTTAGTTTTGCTGCTTTGGGTGGGTTTGGTGCCATTATGTTGGAATGGGAAAATCCAACCTTTTATGGTTTTTCTTTTGCTGAGCTGTGGCGAGCAGCACCTAATGCTGATGGCTCAGCTCCGTACTTAGAACAAGCAGTACTTATTGCGACAACGCCAGCGACGGTGTTTGGTGATATTGTCAATCCTGGCTCTACATACTATTACTGGTGTCGGTTCGTTAATATTAATAATATTGCTGGGCCATACAATAATGTTGATGGGGTAAAGGTTTCTACCAGTCCTAATATTAGTGACATTATTGATGATATTGGCGAGCAGATGAAAAAATCTGATCTAATTCAAGAATTGGAAAAGGATATAACTGAAGGAGATAACGCATTAGCTGGTGCAATTACTGCGCTCAATAATGTAACGGTTGAACGTGACAAAGTGGTCTCTAATAAGGTTGATACGGTTCTATCGAGTCTTAATAATGTTGCTGCAACCGTTCAGCAAAATAGCCAATCTATCAGTTCTCTTAATCAGGATGGCTCGATTGCATATAAAGCAATGTGGAATACCAAGGCGAAAGCCGGCGATATTAAAGCGGGAATTGGTCTTTTAGCTAAATCTGATGGTACGAGCCAAGTTGCTATTTCTGCTTCTCAATTTTTTGTTTTTGACCCTAATATTTCCAATAAAACAATTCAGCCTCTTTTTGCTATCGATAACGGTAAGGTAATAATACCTAAGGCCTTTATTGAAAAGGCAACTATTCAAATATTAAATGCACAGACTATTGTTGCTGATAGGGTTAAAGCTGGTATTAGCATTAACTCTCCAGTTATTAGCGGTGGGCAGGTGACTGGTGGGTGGGCAGGGTTTGGTTCAGGTGGTCCATATTCTGGTTATCATACAAAAATTGGTATTGATGGTGAAATTTGTACGGATAGGCTACACGCTCGTGGTGCAAACATTAGCGGGAATATTACGGCTACAAAAGGTAGGTTCAGTAACGTAACGATTGATGGTACATGTAAAGTTGAGCGCATAGAGGCCAACTCTATCATAGGAGATATAACAAAGATATTAGCCCCAAGCTATCCCAATAAGTATATTGACAGTCAGGGAGATATTGAGGTTTTTAGGCTTAATGTTGGAAGAATGCCATTCAAGAGATCAGCATTAATTAGCGGCAACAGATTTAGGACTTCCGGATCATCTTTTACATATGAGTGCCTTGTTGACATTAATGGTTCGGGACCAAGGGAAATATTACCGTCATTTAGCGGGTTATCTGGTGCAGCCTTGCAGGGTATGAGTACTGTTATAGATATCCAACCAAATATAAATGCAAATATTATTATTTATGTGCGTAAGACCGGAGCGTTTAGGAAGGTTTTCTTCCCAATATCTCCAGTAAATATATGGATGATATTTAAAAACTAAATTAAAAATCATTACGGGAGTTATGTTTATGACTTATCCACTACTCGTTCAATAGTGCTTAATCTTCTTTCTTGATCATATTTATTATGTTGTTTGTGGCGGGTTTTATGGATGTACTAAGGCAAAATTGGCATAAGTATCGCGATAGGCTGCTTCCTGTAATACAAGCTACTGAAAGGCGCAATTCACATTTATTTAGTGACGAAATCGATAAGGCTCTATCTTCTGATAGGGCCTTTTTATTTATTGGAGAAGATGGTTTTTTTGTACTGCAGCCGTTGTCTGAAAATGGCGTAGTGACAGTGAATGTGATGTTTGCCTTTGACTGGGGTGGCAATGCGATTGAACGTTATCAGGCATCTATTGAGCGGTTGTCTCGTGAAATTGGTGCAACAGGATTAGAGTTATATACCGTTGTTAAAGGTTTGGTCCCTTTGCTTAAACAACAACACTGGCAATTAACCAATGACGATAGAATTATGCGTTTTATCAAACCATTATAGGAGTTGATATGGGTGGTGGAGGCAAAAATAAAGCACAAGAGACAACAGCGCAAAAATCAGCAGCAGAGGTCGCTAATCGTCAATGGAGTGTTTATCAAAACGATTTAAAAGGTTTTGAAGACAACTTTATTCAACGTGTTGATAATTATAACTCATCACAAAATATGGCTAAAACTAAACAAGATACTGACTTAGCCTATGCCAAGAGTTTTAGTGATTCTCGCAGTGCAGCAGATAAACAATTAACTGCTTCTGGTATTGATCCAAGTAGTAGTAAATATCAGCAAACGATGGCTGACATATCGACCGAGCAAGCAATAGAACAAGCCGATACGGTTAATCGTGCTCAAACAGCAGAGCAAGATAAGCATATGGCAGGTTTACAGGATGTTACTGCTATTGGTATGGGGCAAAAATCAGAGTCATTAGCCAGCATGGGCAATATTGCTACCTCAAGTATGCGTAAAGCAGCGTTTGACGCTCAAAACGCATTCAATAGACGATCTGCAAATAATCAATTAATCGGTACAGTTGCTGGTGCTGGAGTCTCTGCTGGTTTGCGGGGGGTCGGTTCTATGTCATCAGGCTCCAGTATGGATGGTATATCAACGATGAAATCACGGCCTACCTATGATAATGAAACTAACTCATTTGGCACCATGCTTTCTTAAGGAGTAAATGATGGGAATAGCAGCAGATACCTATGCAGATTTAACTCGAAAGATGTATGAAGATTGGGAGCAGCGATTTTATCCGAAGCAAAAAGAGCTATTGGAAAAGGCATCAACAGGCCAACTTGCATCAGAGCAGCTTTCTCGTGTTGATGAGAATTTACGAGGCTCATTACGAGCGTCTACTCAGTCAAACGCTAATAGGATGGCAAGGTTTGGTGTCACAGCGGAACAAAATACGAGTGGTGATGCTCGGCAGGCTCTTGGGATAGCAGGAACAAAGAATGCTGTGCGTAAACATGCAGAAGAAAGGTCAATGTCGATTCTGTCTGGTGCAAATATGGGATTGCGTCAAAAAATGAATGTAGGCGGAGGGATGTAATGTCATACAGTATTTTATCTTTAGGTAATGATACGCGTAAGCAAGCAATGTCAGGTTTGCGTAGTGCAGCCGATCGCGAAGAACATCTGGAAAGTACAAATAAACAACTCAAAACAGCTAAACGAACACAAACGATGGGAGCTATTGGAACAGGTGCTGCAATAGGTACTTCTATTATGCCTGGTATTGGTACGGCCATCGGTGCTGTGGGTGGTTTGATTATTGGTGAATTATTTTAAGGTGTGCCTATGAGTTTAGATACACGTGGGTTTATGGATGGGGCATTACGTGGTTTTGATTTAATGGAACGACGTTATGATCGCCAAGATAGAAAAGAAGATAGACAACGTAGTTTACGTCAAGCTGATGAAGATAGAGCTGAAAATAAACGCCGATATACAGATAGTGTGGAACGACAGAGTCGACTTGATTCAACAAATGAAGAACGTTATCAGGCGGCACAAGTAAAAGATGAACACCGTTACAAAGATCAGCTGGCACGACAAAAGCGAATAGAAAACCGGAGCGATGCTGCAGATCAATCTCGTCTTGAATATAACAATACTCGTACTTCACAGCTGAAGCGTCAGCAATTTCTTAGTGATAACTCGGTGCTATTGGATGCCGGTTGGCAGAAGTTTCAGAAAACGGGTGAACTTGATGAAATTTTTGATGATCCCAATGTAAAAGGTGGAGCATACGATATTCGTCGCTATACACCCCAATTATTAACATCATTTAAAAATATCGAAACTAATATGCCCAAAGTACTCTCTGGTGAGCTGAGTGCTGATAATTTGGTGGATGATTTAGATGTTATCTATCGACCGAATTTGAATGCCACTGTAGGGACTAAAGATGCGTCAGGGAAAGTTATTGCTTCAACTAAACTTGCTCGAGTTACTCAACAAGCTGATATTGATCCAAATCGAGAAGGCGATCAACCGGGTTTGGTACTTGGCATGGAAGTATTTTATGAGGATGGGAGTTCTGGAGGGATTCGACCTGTTACTCAAAATCGTTCTACTGATAAAAAAGATGCTGTAATGGTGATCCCACTTGAATCAGCAATGAAGGATTTAACTGGGCAGATGAATATGGCACGTAAAGTATCATCCTCTCAGTATTATAATAAGTTGTTTAAGCCTCTGGATAGTAAAGCATCAATTGAATTTCAAAAAGAATACCGTAAGGCTGTGAATGATGTTTATAGCAATAGTGAAAATGCTAAAGCTAAGTTAATAGAGAGTGCTGGTGGCATGATGACACCTGAACTTCAGCAGCAAATGGATAGTCTTGATGAACAAGTAAAAACACGATTAGAGCAGGTTGATGCGCTTTATAATAAGCAGGGGAATGATGGTCAAAACACTCAAATTTCTGCTTCTCAGCCTGCTTATAAAACATGGGCAACAGATACTCAAAAATTATCATTTATTGATGCGTTAGCTAAACGTGGCGAAGATCTATCAAAGGCTACACCAGAAGTGCTTGATGCAGCGTATACCTCGTTAATAAATAATAAAAAACAAGAACAGTTTGCCACTGATGCAGAATCATTGCGGATGCGGTATTACAATGCAGTTAAGTAGAACTTCATGATGGTTGTTATTTAGCGCATTTAAGAGCGGGATTATAGTACTGTAATCATCGTGCTCTAATTAATTTCTAGGAGGTATTTTGGGTCGAGTATTGTATGCAAATAATACAATATAGCGTTACTTTGTTTTTAAAATAGTTTATATGTATATCATCAGTGTATCTTGAGTTACTTTTGTTATGAAAAAAGCATTAAATATTGATGTTAACTTAGCAGCTAGAGAAAGAATTCAACTAATCTTAAGTAATTTTCCCCATTTTTATATTTCTTTTTCTGGCGGTAAGGATTCAGGCGTTTTACTCAATCTAGTAATAGAAGAGGCTCGACGGCTTGGTCGACTACCTATTGATGTTCTTATCATCGATTTAGAAGCGCAATATAGTCATACGATTGATTATATTTATCGAATGGTTGAGCGTAATGAAATTAACCCCTATTGGATATGCCTTCCTCTAAGCTTACGTAATGCAGCATCTCAGTTTCAGCCTAAATGGATTTGTTGGAACCCTGATGATGAAGATCGTTGGCTTCGTCCATTACCTACACATTATTCAGTGATTAGTGATATGAATTTTTTTCCGTTTTTTAAACTAGGAATGGAATTCGAAGAGTTTGTTATTGAATTTAGTCTTTGGTATCAAAACCTTAAAAAAACAAGATGTGCTTGCTTAGTTGCAATACGAGCCGATGAATCTCTTAATCGTTACCGTACCGTTAAGAATGAAAAGAAAAGAACCTTCGGTGGAATTCGATGGACAACACAGCTTAGTGAGAATGTGTATAACGTTTATCCTATTTATGATTGGCATGTTAATGATATTTGGACTGCGAACGGTAAATTTGGTTGGGATTATAATTCGATTTATGACCTGATGAATTTAGCTGGTGTTAGTCTATCTCAACAGCGATTGTGCCAGCCATTTGGAGATGATCAACGTAAAGGTTTATGGCTATATCAAATATTGGAACCACAGACGTGGCAAAGACTTGTTGAACGTGTAGAAGGGTGTAATTTCGGGGCCCGTTATAGCAAAAAGCAGGGACATATTGTTGGGTATTATAAATTTGACCTTCCAGAAGGTTATACCTATAAGCAATACAGCAAATATTTACTTAATAGTATGCCTCCTCATTTATCTGAACATTATCGATCTCGTATCTTCAAGTTTTTAGTATGGTGGCGAAATAATGGTAAAAAATTTGGTGTGGTAAATATTCCCGATTTTGCTGATAAAAAATTAGAATCACAAAAAGCCATACCTAGCTGGAGACGTATTTGTAAGGTGTTAATCAAAAATGATTATTGGTGTAGAGGATTATCTTTTAGTCAAAATAAAAAAATCACCAATCACTACATTCAATTATATAACGATTATTTTTTGACGAGGCGATAATGAATACGACAAGTAATTTTATCCAGCTACTCAAGGCATTGAATGAATTAGATATTTCTGAACTATTAGAATTATCCGTTGAAGAAAGGGTTGAGATATTCAATCAACTTTCTGATATATCAGCGAAAATTGTTGAATTTAAGCATCCAACACTTAATGTTAAATTGATAGATAGCTCACTCGTTAAGGATAATGATTATAATCCCAATAAAGTTGCACCGCCTGAATTTAAACTTCTTAAACATTCAATTGAGAAAGATGGCATAACAATGCCTATTGTTGTCGGAAAATTACCGCAATCCCAAGACTATGTGATCATTGATGGTTATCATCGAAGCCAAATTATTAAAAATGATGATCAAATTAATCAGTCAATCAGTAACTATATCCCTGTTGTTATTTTGGATAAGACCATTGATAACCGTATGTCTTCATCAATTCGACACAATATTGCACGAGGCGTTCATCAGGTTGAGCTTACTTCAAAACTTGTCATTAAATTACGGGATATGAATTGGACAAATGATGATATAAGTCAGGAATTAGGGATGGATAATGATGAAGTTTTACGCATGCAACAAGTTACGGGGTTAGCAGAAGCTTTCCGTCATAATTTATTCTCTAAAGCATGGGAATAGCTCTGAGTCGATATTGGTTCTACGATGGGAACTGTACTAAAAAAACATTAATGATTTTAATGAGTTCGACTTGGTCGCATTTGAAATGCTACCAAGATTGATTGGTCAGCACGGTGGCGGAAATGCTGAATACGCTATTTTAAATGAGCAGCATGCAACATTACTCATCATTAATGACAGTATCTCGTTACTGGCCAAAACTTAGCGCATACTAACTACATGATGGAAAACTACACCTGAACCACTGCACCGAAAGGCGCGGTGGTTTTTTTATGTCATTTTAATGAGGTTTACATGAGCGAAAGATTATTAGGTAACGATATTGATCCTAAAGCGACTGTTCAAGCGCAAACGGATATGACAAATACTGGTGGAGACTATGAGTTACCGGAGGGTTTTTCGTTAGCTAATTTTCAGCCCCGTGAGGTGAAAAATCATGAAGTAAGTTTACTCGATGGCGCAAAATCTTTTGTGAGTGGAGGTTTGCGTTCTTTAGAGGGGGCATCTGAAGCACAAAGGCAGGTGTTGAATGTGTTAAATGACAAGGCAAACGCTAATGATGGATGGATATCTAGCGTTGCCTCTGCTGCACAAGACATACCTTTAGTTAGAGCTGCAATAGCAACTACACCTTATATGAAAAACGTATTAGATTCAGCTGCAAATACTGTAGAAGACAGCTTAAGCGATGATGCAAAAGCTGCTGCGAGTGAGCCACTTGCATGGCGAGAAGGAGATAACTGGAGAGTATCAACTGATCCTGCTGTGTGGGGGATCCAATTTAGTAAATCGATGGGTTATATGTTGCCAACTATTGCAACTGCATTTTCGACAGGAGGTGTATCAGCGAGTGCATTATTACCTAATATCACTAATGCGATGATCCGCTCTGGGGCAAGTGCAACGTTAGCGTCTAAAGCTGCACCTATTGCACTTAATATGCTAATGAAAGCACCAGCGGTTGGAGTCGGGATGAGTACTGATTTAGGTACTCAAGGCGTAGAGTCTAGTAATGGGGTGATAGATGCAGAGCATCGTCAATTGATGGAATCACAACATTACCAAGATGCATTTATAGACATTGATAGTGATCCTAAGTACGTACATTTATCTGACGGTGAGAAGTTTGGTCTTGCTAAAGAATTTGTGAGTAATCAGGCATCTCGTGCTGCAATGACCGATGTTCGTAATGTTGCAGCAAGTGCTGCTGCGACAATGGTAGGTGATATACCACTAGTTAATGCGATGCTTAAAGGATTTAAACATGGTGGTGGTGTTCGTGGAACTGCAGCGGGTATAGCAAAAGGTATTGCACGTGAAGCTCCAATGGAAGCTATCCAAGAAGGAACGCAGCAGCGCGTAAGTAACGAAGTATCTAACGAGTACCAAGGCTCGAATATTGATCCTAACCAAGGTGTTGCAGAAGCAGCGGTAAGTGGTGGCTTAATGGGAGCTGCCATGGGGGGAAGTATGGGGTCTATTGGTGGTTTTCGAAGTAAGTCGCAGGTAGATCCGATAACAGAAATATCTGTTGATGATAGCCCTGTATCTGAAGCGCCGATTGATTCAAATGCAGTTGATGCCTCTATTAGTGAGGATTCAGTATCAGAACAACATAACAAAATTTATCCTAATGACTTTGAAAATACATCGTCTCAAATTCGGCAACAAGAAGCAGACATCAATGAAACGGCATCAGAACTAGAAACTGAGAATGTAGTGGAATCTACGCCAGACAGTGATGTGAATCCTGATATAAATCCGGAGCTGGCTACAAGTATCTTCAATGAAGTCGATACACAAAATGATTTAGATATCCCTGCATATTTACGCCAACCAGTAAAATTGAGTGAAAAGGCTGCCAGTATTGATGAGTCTTTGCCTGCAGCTACCAATACTGATTTAGTTGTTTCTGACTCTCGGCCTGATGTTATTTATGGTCATGATAAGCGGACAACACAGGATCCAACTATTTATGATAAACCAGTTGGTGAGCCTCAATTTGAAGGAGGGATCCCTAAGAATAAATTACGTCAATTAAAGTATTTGGCCAATCGGCGTAATGCAAAAATCCCATTAGCCTTACAGCCACTGAAAGGTTCTGGTCGTTTCACTCGTCCTGAATATCGCAGTCGCTTAGTCTCTATTGCTGATGAAGCAATCTCAGTAGGTAATAGTAAAAGTGTCAATGTACAGGTTGATTCAATATCAGACGCAATCACCAAACTAGGAGGTGTAAGTCGTACATCGGCGCAAGCTGATGGTATTGATTCTGCAGCTTTCAAACGTAATAAGCTGTTTCCTGCCACAAAGGGACGTACTTTTGATGAGTTAGCTGAAGTGCTGAATGAACATGGATATAGAGCGCGTGATGGCGGTAAGTTAGACGCTAATGCAGTGCTTGATCTTGTTGACGGAGAGGTAAATAACAATGAGCGTCATTTTAGCAGTCAATCAGATATGTTAACGGAAACCGATCACGGTTCGGCTTTTAATGAATTGGTCCGTGAGTATGGTGCTGAACGTGTTAAAACGGCAATAAGTAAGGCCTTGCAAGGTAACCGCTTAGGTGATCGACAGGCTGAAATTGTTAATGAGGCAATGGATGTTATTGAAACAGGGCGTATTGAACAAGCAGGTGGAATTGAAGCTCGTCATGGCGAGCGAGATAGTCGTCGTGAAGCTCGAGCTTTGAGGCAAAAGAAACAGTTAGAGAAAACTCATAATGAGTTGGGGCTACCTAAAAAGGTGGAATCTGATAATTCTGTCAATATTGAGAGAGAATATAATGAGACGGTTGAAGCTGTACTAGATAATTCGATTAAACAAGCAACGATAGCTAATCCCATAGAAACAGAGTCATTAATATATCGTTATGAGACAGGCCAAATTACGACTGCAGACTTAATATCACGTTTAGGAGAGCTTGATTATGCCGATAAACAAAAACTCAACAGCATGGAAGACACTCAATCAACTTCCAAAAGAAAGGATCCTACAAGCGTTGAAGAACGGGCTAGAGAAAGGGAAACACCTTCGCCAAAAGAATCAGAATCAACAAGAATTAATAGTGACAGAGTCGGAACCGATGATGTTAAAAAACCAAAGCATGAGCAAAGAAGAGAACCTAAATCAAAAATAACATCTACTGATGACCATCGTTCGATGCTGTATTCACAGCAGGCGTTAAGCAGTTCAAATACTACAACGAAGGGAATACCCTTAAAGCAAGCTGAGTTGGCCGTTAAATCATGGTTACGCCAGTACAATGGCGGTGCTGGTGTTTCAGTAAATGTAGTCAAAACTCAAGCAGAGGCTGAGCAGATATTAGGTACTTCATTTAACGATTATAAGGTGAATGCATTTTATGATGAAGTTACTGCATCAGTTGTTGTCGTGGCAGATAACATTGCAAATACCAAAGATCTCCGTCAAAAGTTGCGCCACGAAATTTTAGTTCATCACGGCTTACGTGCTGTTGTGGGTGACACGGAGTATGGACGTATCCTGAAAACAGTATATTCAGGTCTCGGCTCTAAGCATTTAAAATCAATGGTTGCAGAACTAGAGCAAAGCTATAGCAGAGAAAACTTAAATAACTTTGTCGAAGAAGTGTTGGCACATGTAGCGGAGAATGAACGTAATAAGTCCCAACAGTGGTATGACAGAGTCATGGCGGTGATTGCTACCGCATTACGTAAAGTCGGTCTAATGTCAGCATCTGATATAACTAAAGCTGAATTGCATAATATTGTACAAACATTAACAGACCGAATTAAGTCGGTAAATGAATGGGGACCAGATAGTTCACCACCAGGTAATGATAGTAATGGGCACTTATCACGCACGAAGTTCAGCCGCACGGTTTTCACAAATAATCAATCATCATCAGCATTTCTTGATGCTGTAGAAAAAGCACGATCGCATATAAAAGGACCAGCTTCTGATGTTGCTGCTGGTGGCTTTGATATCCCCACTGAAAACATCAAATCAACTATCGTCCGTAATTTAGCGGATAAGTTTCAAGTCCTCAAAGAGCTACAACGCAATATTGTAAAAGCTGACGGTAAAATTACAGAAGATAGTGATACTTACCTTGCAGAAGAACTCTTTCATGGGAAGGCTGAAAATGATTTGCGGATCATGAAAGATGCTTTTGTGAAGCCATTAGCCAATAAAATGGCTCAATATGATATAAGCCAAACAAAGCTTGATGAATACCTGATAGCTCGTCATGCCCAAGAACGTAATGATCACATTGCATCAATTAATGCTAAGTTTCCTGACGGTGGCTCGGGTATGAGCAATGCAGATGCTCAAAGTAAACTTGATGAAATTAGAAATAGCAGTAAGCAAAAACACTATGATGAGTTAGCACATATTGTGGATGCGATGATAGCACGTCAGCGTGATGTGTTACGTGATAGTGGTTTGGAATCAGATGCGGTGATTGATAGCTGGCAATCTCACTACAAACACTATGTGCCCTTAAAGGGGATAGCAAAAGATGAGTCATCATTACCACGCACAGGTAAAGGTTTCAGTATTGGTGGTAAAGAAGCTAAAAATGCCATGGGGCGAAAATCCATAGCTGAATCACCAAGCAGCCATGCTATCTCTGATTTAACAGAAAAACTTATCCGAGCCCGTAAAAACGAAGTGGGAAATGCACTGCTTAAGTTAGTGAAAGATAATCCTTCTGATGATTACTGGCAGGTTTTTAGCAGTGATAAACCAGACACATCGCCACAAATTATTGAGCGTAAGAACTCAAAAACAGGTCAAAAGGAAAAGGTTGTTGAGGATCGTCCTGTACCTATGTCCATGATGCCTGATTACTACTTTCCAACAAAGAAAGATGGCAAGGTCTATTACATAAAATTGCATGATAAACGATTGATGAAAGCAATGAAGAATATCGGGCCAGACAATAGTAATGGCATTATTCGAGCTATGGCTACGTTTAATCGATTTCTTGCTTCAGTAAATACCAGCTACAACCCTGAATTTGTTGTAGGGAACTTTGCGCGTGATATTCAAACTGCGTTCTTAAATCTATCTGCAGAGCAAACACGCGATGACGGTAAGATCAAAGGTAAGAATATTGCTAAGCAGGTGATAGTTGATATTAAGCATGCAATGCCTGCGGTATATGCTTCATTGAATGATAAGTCCTCTAAAACGCCTAGTGGGCGTGAATGGCAGAATTATTTTAATGAATTTATGGAAGATGGAGGTAAAACCGGTTGGTTTGATATGAAGGATGTCGACGGCCAAGCTAAAGATATTGAACGCATGGTTGCTGTGGCCAGTGGTTCAACAAAAGGTAAGGCATATAAAGCGTTTGATGCTGTTGCTGGTTTTGTTGAAAACGTTAATAGCGCTGTTGAAAATGCTGTGCGGTTATCTGCTTATGTGAACGCCCGTAAAGCGGGGATTAGTCGTAAGAAGTCAGCATCATTAGCAAAGAACATGACCGTTAATTTTAATCGTCGAGGTGAAGTAGGTACTACCTTAAATGCAATGTATATGTTTGCGAATGCTTCTATTCAAGGCACTGTAAATTTTGTGCGTACTATGGCTGATTTGAATGGCGATGGTAAGTTGAAATGGAAAAATATGAACAAGGCGCAAAAGTTGGCTACTGGTATTGTGGCTGGTTCGTTTGCCTTGGCGTTTGCCAATAGAAATGCGGCTGGTGACGATGATGATGGCGAGAATTGGTATGACAAAGTACCTGATTACGTTAAAGAACGTAATTTTGTGATCATGAAATCATTAGTCGGGGGAAAACAAGATGGTTCTTATTGGTCAATTCCAATGCCTTATGGATACAACGTATTTTCAGTCTTGGGTTCAAGCGTTGAATCTGTCATGAATAGTGACAGTGTCACTCCGGTGAAAGCAGCAGGAGACTTAGTCATGGCTGCACTTGGCGCTTTTTCACCTATAGGTATGAGTGAATCTCATACTATAACGGGAGCTGTTCTTAAAAATGCTTTACCAACTATAGGTAAGCCTTTTGCTGAGCTTGGATTAAATGAAAACTTCTTTGGTGGTCAGATTTATAAAGAGAACATGCCATTTGGTACACCTCAGCCTAATAGTTCTATAAGTAAACGGGGTACATCCGATCACTATAAAGACTTCGCAAAATGGCTGAATCAAGTCTCAGGCGGTAGTAAATATCGATCTGGGGGATTAGATTTTAGCCCAGATGCAATGCAGTATATTGTTGGTTATATGGGCGGTGCTGCATTTCGGTTTACAAGTGTAAAGGTTCCTGGATTAGTTGATAAAGTGACGAACGATAACGTTGAAGATAGTCAGGTCGCTTTTTTAAGTCGTATATCCGGTCGAGTAATGCCATATGCAGATCAAAGTAAGTTTTATGAGCGCCGTGATGAATTACTGCAGATAAGAGATGAATCTAAGGTAACGTTTGGCACTAAGCGTAAGAACTTTTTAGGCACTTACGGTAAAAAACTGCGATTACTTCCTATGCTGAAGGTAACTGAAAATCAGCTTAAAGCGTTACGTAAACGTCGTAATGCTATTTATGCCCTCAACATCCCATCTAAAGATAAAGATTTACGTTTGAAGAACATTGAACGTCAGATGAAAACAGTAATAGATAGGTTTAATCGTCAATATAATGCTTAGAAAGTTGGCCTAATTAAATTGAGTAAAATAATTATTTCAAATAGTCGCTCATTAAGACTTTTATTTAGTTTGGGAAGTGGATTAAAAGAGGAGGTTAAATAATTTTATATGGATATCGATAAAGCAAAAAACCGCCAAAAATGGCGGTTAGTAAGGAATGATATCAGCTCAGGATTAATTCCGTTGTGACATCAAAAAATTAACATTTTCTGTCAATTCTACGATTAACTGATCTTGTTCTGCGATTTTTTGCTGTAAATCATCAATACATACAGCATTTTCGTCACAGATTTTAACTGTTCCGCCCATTACTGCGAAAGTGTTGCTCTCGTGAAGGATTGGAGCTTCTGGGCGAAGTTGGCCGTTTGCAAACATATAATCACGTAAACCGATACCAACAGAGTTGTACCCATTTACAGTAATGCTTGAGCCAATAGCTGTTGATGAATGCCCATTTGCTGTTGCTTTAAAGCCGAATGCAGTAGATCCTGCGCCATTAGCCTCAGTACCACTACCAAATGCAGTAGACCAATCACCATTAGCATCGGTTCCATCACCCCATGCTGTCGAAGCTTTACCTACAGCACGAGTCATTTGACCAAAAGCTGTTGAAGCCCAACCTCCAGCATATGTTTCTAAACCGAATGCTGTGGCTTCAGAGCCAGAGCGTGGAATAACGGTGTTCCAGCCCCAAGCTGTACTATTGAAGCCCTTTATTTCTTTTGCCATGCCCCAGTGCTTAGCATTCACACCAATATTAGTTTTTTCGTGTGTTGCGATCTGGCTATTTTGATTAATATGTTGTTCTAGATCGCTAGCATAAGCAGTGCTTGTAATTGCAAGCATACAAAGACATAAGAAACGCTTTTTCATGATTATTTTCCAGTTTAATTGATGTGAAACTTGATGCGCATGGTAGAGGGGAGTAGAAGATATTAGAAGTAAAATAATGTAACTAAGTGTGTATGAAACTCTTAGATTCAGAGATTGTTGCAGTCGATTATGCCTGGTGAAAAGGTAACAGCAGAACAGATTGCTGAGCGTTGTGAATTGTCCTGTTCGTGGGCGAGTACGTTGTTGAAGACGGTTTGGGAAAGGGGGTATTTAGTTAGAGGTGGCCATGTTCGAGTGAATGGTGGACTTGAGTTTGTTTATCAGCCTTATGAGTCGATTATTGTGATTGAGGTATGA